TATATAATATATGTACCTAGTTACCGTACTGGACCTAGCCAATTCTATATACTTACTTAAATATTATTTTGACACATAACACTTTTCTTGTCAACCCCCTTTTTAACACTTTTTACAAAATTTACACATTTTTACCATTTATTTTACACAATTAACTTCCGTTAAAGTTCCCCTTGTTTGTTCGGGTGAGTGCTTTTTTAATGTTATAATTTAACTATGAGCTGACGGGAGGTAACGCCATAAAACGGAAATGGAAGCCCGATTATTCATTATCAACCGTCGATGAACGTAAAAAATATATTAATGACTGTATTGAAAGTGATGAATATGAAATTAATCGTTTCACCCTCGATCAGATGGGCGCATATTTAGTTCATCCTTACGAAAAAGAACAGAAGTTAAAATCTACTGTTCGACACGTTAAAAAAATCCCTAACGAACGATTGGTTAAACATCGCGAAACAGGCATTAATATTAAAACTAAAGACGCGCGAATGAATAAGAATGAAAAAATGGAACACTATCCCGAAACTATTCCTTACTATCAGCTCATTGATTACTTAGACGCTAAAGCTGGTGATGTTACTCAGTTTAATTCAATATTTGATATGCGTGTAAGAAATCCTTACCTAACCGCAAAATTAAACGAAATTAATTCCACTTCATCTGCTAAATCTGTTTATGATGAATTACAAGCCGATATTGCTGAAACGATCAAATTATATAAAAAAGATATTAACATCCACCCTCACTTACTAGCTGGCGTTTCAGGACCGTTAGAGCATTGTGATATTGATTATACAGATATTCGTTTAATTAAAATTATTTTAAAAAATTTTCAAGAGATATGTATGATTGCCGATCAAAAACCAGCACATATATTTTTCGCGGTAAAGAATGATATTTTATCCGCAATTAGCAACGTTAAGTTCAGCTCAAAACAAAAGGCGGTAATTAATCGTGTAATCTACTATTCTGATCCATTACATGAGCGTAAAGATAGATATTTATTTGAACGTGCTTGTATTCGGATTGTGGAATATTTCAGCGAAATAAATTAAAAAATATTCCAAACTAAAAATATAAACGGTAATGCCTTTAGCGACTTATCACTTGATTTGTTGCTAAAGGAGTGAAATAAGTGGCAGAAAAAATACAATGTTTGATGGAACTAGCAACGAAATGTAAAAAGAGTTCGGGCTTACGATCAGAAGATTTCTTTTACGCTAACGTTGGTAAGAATTTCAATAAACAAAAGAAATTGCATATTTGCAAAGAGTGTATGGAGCAATATATCGGTGATATGTCATCGGTTAATAAGGATCGCGCTAGAGTTAAAGCAATGGAACTATTTCAATTCCTAGATATTGCATATAATCATGATGCGTTTATGAACGCGACTAGCATTGGTGCTTATATGCGACATTACACATTAAAAAGTACAGGAACAAATAATGCGTGGAAAGATAGTACATTCCCAACGACTGATGATATGTTAGACGTGAAGAACGTTACAGCTGAACAAGATACGGAATGGATGATGTTTTGGGGTGAGGGTTATTCATTTGCAGAATATCGCTATCTTGATGAAGAATATGAGCGTATGTGTTTCGAGTACGAAAAAAATGACTATTCACAAGAAATTTTATTTAAACAAATTTGTATCACTCAATTATTAATCCGTCGTGCTCAGGCTACGGGGATTTATAACGATAAACTGATTAAACAGTTACAAGATTTATTAGGTTCAGCCAACTTGAAACCGTCACAGCAATCTTTATTAAAAAATACCGTAAATTCGTTAGGGGTGGCTATTCTTAAATATGAGAATGAAAAGCCGATTGCTGAACCTCGTGATGAATTTAAGGATGTTAATGGGATTAAAAAATATATCAAATCTGAGTTCGGACATTTAGCTAAAATGTTAGGATTGAATGACGAATAATGGATGGATTATCTCAGGTATGGCATAGACGGAAGAACGTTCAAGCAAGCACTAATAAATCACAGGAAAAACTAGAAAATATGATGGTGTGGGTAGCTTTCTTTAGAGCTAACATTGAAATCTTTATCGAGGACTATTTTGGCTTTAAATTAAAGACGTTCCAAAAAATTGTATTACATTTAATGGATCAATACCCGTTATTTATGCTAGTTGCATCGCGTGGTTTAGGTAAGTCATTCTTATCAGGACTATATTCATGTGCGCGGTGTGTGTTATATCCTAATACCCGTGTCGTTATTGTTGCGGGGAGGAAAAAAAAGGGCTCGTTAATTTTTACTCAGACGATCAATACGGAAATTAGGAAATTATGTCAGCAGTACGATAACGATAATCTATTTAGAGAAATTAAAAAGATTAATACCGGTATTGATGACTGTTCTATTCTATTCCATAATGGATCACGTATTGACGTTATTGCTGGGACAGACCGTGCTCGTGGTATGCGTGCAAACTTAATCATTTATGACGAGTTCCGATTAATTCCTGACGATGTAATTAACCGTGTCATCAAACCTTTCTTAAACTATGTTCGTATGGCTGGTTTCCGTGAGAAACCTGAATATAAATGTCGATTAAAAGAGTTTGAGGAAGAAAATAAAGAGATATTTATTTCATCAGCTTACTTTAAGGCTCACCCGATGTTTGATCGTTTCATGGACTTTGTTAAGCGAATGTACGATCAAGATATGTCAGGCGATGTATTTGTCGCTGGATTGAGCTATAAAACATCTTTACGTGAAAATATGTTAACTGAAAAACGTATTGAGTCGATTCGAAATGAAGCAACATTCACTGAGATTGATTGGCACATGGAGTTTGAGAATTTATTCTACGGACTTTCAGAAAATGCGTTCTTTGCTTACGACGATATCAAAAAGAACCGCAATTTACAAAAGCCAACATACTCAGTGGAATTGTTAGATAAAATTGGAGCGACACGTAAAGGTAAAACAAAAAAAGGTAAAAATGAAATTCGTATCATGGGATATGACGTAGCCTTATTAGGTGATCGTAATAAAAAAGATGATAACGATAACTCAGCTTTAACGTATTTACGTGTGTTACCCGAGGGTTCAAGTTTTAGACGACAATTAGTTGATATTAAAACTTTCTCAGGGTTAACATCAACAGAACAAGCTAAGTTAATGAAGCGTTATTTCTATGAGCACGAAATTGATTATATAGCACTTGACGTTCGAGGAAACTCGATTTCAGTCTACGATCAATTAATTAAAGTGACTTACGATGAAGAACTAGACAAAGAGTATCCAGCGTGGTCCGCTTATAACGATGAAGAATTTAAGAAACGTGCGCCTAAAGATGCCGTTCCTGTTATATTTGCATATAATGGTACAAGTGAACGAAATCATAACATGGCGAACTGGTTACGAGATACGCTTCAACGTGGTCGAATGGAATTACTAACACCATCAAATCAGGCTATCGACTTTTTAAATGCTCATTACGGATATGATACAAAAGACGTAATGGTAAAACAGGAAATGTTATCACCATTCGTTGAAACGGAAATGTTAGTTAATGAAATGCTAAATTTAGAGTATGAGTTACGAAGTGGATTTATTCGATTATTTGAAAAATCACACCGACGTAAAGACCGTTATGTATCATTCGGTATGGCTAATTATTTATCGCGCGTTTTAGAACAACAATATTACCGTAAAGGTAAGAAGTCTGAAATGAAAGATTTTTGTAAAGTTTTCGGGGGGAAACGTCGATAATAATTGATTATTTTAGAAAAAAATGGTAAAATATAATTGTGGGTACTTATTCTTTCACAGACAATTAGGGGATGTTCATGTGGAAAGAAGATTTTGATAATTTATCTTGTGTATGATAAAGGAATCTCAATTACGAGGTTCCTTTTTTAATTTACATTGAAAAGGGGAGAAAATATGGCAAAAGCTAAAGTTGATCCAAAACAATTTTCATTCGCCCTCAAACGATCAAATAAAGGTTATCAATCACTTTATGATTTAGCTAACCGACATTCAGCGTTCGGTGATGGTCGTTATACAAAAGAAGATATTTTAACGGCAATCGAAAATGACGATAAAGCGACATTAAGGGAATTTAGTTCCTTTTTATTTTTGTCTAATTCTTATTATCGTATGTCTTTATTGAATCTCGTTGGGGGATCATTATTAAATTATTTAGTTGTTCCTTTAATGTCAGATGGCGTTACTGAGGAAGTCGTTTCTAAAAATGAGGAAAAAGTGCGTCAGTACCGACGTGGAATCATGAATAAACGATATTTACGTGAAATCATTTCTAGCTGGGCTTTATTAGGTTTATACGTTGGATATGAACGCTCAGTCGGTAAAAATTATTACTTACAACATTTAAACGTAGATTACTGTCGAGTAGCTTCACAAGTAAATGGCGTGAACGTAGTTGAATTTAACTTTGATTATTTTAAAGGGTTAAATGATGAACGATTCGCATTATTCCCACCTGAGTTTAAAGTGTTATATAAAAAGGCAACTAAAAAAGGTGGCGATCGTTGGTATCCATTGGATTATACTAAAACAATCGTCTTAGAATGTCCTAACGGATTCCCTATCTTAACAGGAAGTTTCGTGACATTTATCGATGAAGATAGTGTGGTCGCATTAACAATGGATGGATTAGAAGTTGATAATTTAAAATTAATTGCGATGAAATTACCGATTGATGACGAGGGGGATATTTTAGCTGACCTTGACGTAGTGGAATCGTTTAGTGAAATGATTGCCGATTCAGTCGATCAATCGATTTCAGTGGTTCGCACACCATACGAATTAGATTTCCATTCGTTTGAAGAAAATAAAATGTCATCGACTAGCGATAAACGAAACTACTTAAAAGAACGTATGATGGAATCTACATTAGGTAGCCCAGCGATGTTCGGAAATGCTGATGTGTTATCGGGATTTGATTTATTCCATAAGACATTAGAAAATATTTTACATTTCTTCAACGATCAAGCGTCATATGTATTTGAAACTAAAATTAATCAGCTGACAGCTAAAAAATTAACTTATAAAGTTCAATTTTTAGATCATACAACATGGAACCGTGATGCTATGTTTGCGTCAGCACAACAAATGTTATCGATGGGTGGAAGCGTAACTATTCCAGTATTATTATCGACTGGTTTAGATATGGATACTTATACAAGTCTTTTACAACATGAGAAAATGTTAGGATTTAAAGACTTACTCGATCCACCACGAACATCAAGTACATTGACGGCTGATGAAAGTAGCGGAGATACAAATAACGTTACAACAGACTCAGGTGAAGAAAGTCAGGGGCGTTTATAATGTTCATTTACGCTAAAAAAGAATTATCTGAACAATTAGAACATCGCGGATATAAGAAAATTAAAGGAAATGATTATTATGATGTATATGTCTTTGATACACGAATGATGGAATTATTCGAAAGTGTTGATAAAGATTTATATATAAAAACCAATAAACTAACATTTTAGTTTAATTTTGGAGGTGAGCAAATCAAATGGAATTAAATCAAAAAATTAAGACGAAATACGATGTAATCAATAAAGAGGATAGTCGCTTCATTGAATTAGATGTTGTAGTTTGTCACGATGGGGAGAATTTAAACGGTTCACGATTTTCATTAGAAAGTTTTGAGTACGCTAAAGATTCATTAGCTAACATTCCGATCTTAGCTCATGTTTGTGAGAAAGATGGTGAGTTAGTATTTGGTGGACACGACATGGAATTTTCAGAAGATGAAAATGGTGAAATCATGTTAACGTACTTAGAACAGCCTATCGGGGTGATTCCTGAAACGAATGATTATGAAATTCGTGAAATCGATGGTAAACAATTCGTTTGCTGTAAAGGGTATGTATGGAAAGAATATTCAAACTTAGCTCAAAAAATTATTGAAGAAAATCAAGAAGTTGAGTTAAGTATGGAAATTGAAATTCACGATGAAACTGATGCTTATACGTTTGCTGAGGACGGTGTGCTTGATATTCACAAATATTCTTATCGTGGAATTACTTTAATCGGTTCTGATCCAGCAATGGTAGGAGCTAAAGCAACAGTAAAATTCTCACGTAAAGAAGATAAAGTAATCAAACATGAGTATAGTGAAATGTTAAAAGCATTAGAATCAGAATTAAATGATAAACGTTATTTCTCAATCTTAGATGAAATGAGTGTTAACGTATCTGAACGTACTATTGCTGATGACTTCAAAGATGCTTATGAAATGGAACTTGATAAAGTTAATTTCAGTGAGTACAAATTCATGTCAGTTGTAGAATTTGAAGCTATGCAAAATGAAGTTTCAGAATTAAAATCTCAGGTTGCTGAATTAGAAGCATATAAAGCTGAGGTTGAAAAGGAACAATTATTAGCAAAAAAACAAGATTTAATTTCGGAATATTCCGAGTTATTATCGGAAACGGAAATTGATTTAGCGTTAAATGATGTGGATGAAACAGATTTAATGCAAATTGAATTTAAGCTATCAAAAGCGGTTGTTGCTAAACAAAAAGACTTACAAGCGCTTAAAGATAAACAACAAGCTAGTGTGATTCTTACGCCTAGAGAGGATATTAATTACAAAGCTAGTAAAAAGAAAAAATTAGCATTATAAAAAGGGGGAAATAAAATGGCACATTCTATCGTTTTAACTTCTAGCATGGCTTCAACAAATAATGATGCTTTCTTATACGTTGAGGGTACTGCTAAGACAGATTTAGACAATGGACGTTTAGTAAACGTTGATTTCGGTAAGAAAGAAGTTTCTTATGCGTCTGATGCAACTAAAGAATTATTCGTAGTAACTACACCTGAGCATACTCGCTACAACGGTGAATCATTAACTGAGTTCTTCAATCCAAGAGGTAAAAAAGTTCGCGTTGCTAAGTTATTAGTTGGTGATATTTTCGGAACTGACGCGGTTGTTGGTGGTGTAGCATCTGTTGAGATTGGTGCAAAATTAACTGTTAGTGCTAACGGTCAATTATCTGTTGGTACTGGACCATTCGTAGCTGTTGATAAACAATACGTTGGAGCTACATTAGTATTAGAAGTACGTTACATGGGTTAATTATTCTAATTGAAAAGGGGGAAAAATAATGAATTTCTATAAAGAATTTACAAAAGAGCAAGTATTCGCTTGTGCGATCGATGCTTATAAAGGTATTTCTACTCATAAAGATTATTCAGCAGAAGAACGTCGTGAAACGATGGAAGAAATTTTAACTGAGTTAGGTAAAGACTACCGTTCAAATAAAAACAAAATGTTCGCTATCATTGAAGCAACATTAACAGAAGTATTACCACAAAAAGTTAACGAGTTCATTCAATTCGCTGAAGTGAAACATTTCAAATGGGGCGAAACAATGCGCTTCAAAGTTAAATCTAAACAAATCAAGGCTTACGCTGTTGCGTTAGGTGCGACTGTTAAACGTAACCGTATGGATCATGCTTACGTGACAATCGAAGCAAGCAACATCCAAGCAAAAGTTTATGAAGAAGAAATGAATTTACGTATTAACGCTGTTAACTGGGTTGAATTAGTTGATGCTTGTATCGAAGCTATCGCTGATGAAATCAACGCTTTAATCTACCGTACATTCTTAGACGTATATTCAACTTTACCATCAGCTAACAAACATGAGGGAGCTGGGGTTGATGAAGCTGTATTAAACCGTCACTTACAAATCGTTTCATCTTACGGAACGCCTGTAATTTTCGGTACTCGTCGCGGATTAGCTGAATTACCATTAGATTCAAGCTTAATTACAGATCAAGATAAAGCTGATTTACGTGATCGTGGATTTGTTGGTACTTACAAAGGTGCTAAAGTTTATGAAATTAAAAACCCTGTTGCTGATGTTACTAATGCAAAATTCGCATACGATGACTCATACTTATTCGTTATCCCAACAGGAAAAGAAAACATCGTTAAAGTTGGTTTCGAGGGCGACGCTATTGTTCGCGAAAAAGCTGGTAACGATGACTGGACAGTAGATTTCGATATGGCACAACGTTTAGGTGTTGCTGTATTACAAACTCACTTCATGACAATCTACAAAAACACTAATTTCGCATAATAATAAAAATTGAAAGGGGAAATCTCATGGCAACAAAAGCTCAATCAGAAGTTAAAGAAGTAAAAACTGAAATGAAAGCTAAACCTAAAAAAGCTGTAATTAAAGCTGACACTATCGTTCGTGTTTACAATAACACGACTGGCGGTGTTAGCTTTTTAAATACAGTTGGAAATTGGGTGCGCTTATTACCGAAAGGATTTCAAGATGTTACATTCTCGGATTTAGAAAAATTAAACAACACTTGCCCTCAAATGTTGGCAAGTGGTTCTGTTTATATTCAATCTGAGGAAGTTCGTCAAAAATTAGCATTAGATTATGAAAATCTATTTGAGATTAAAGACATCGACAAAGTTTTAAATCTACCATTACACGAAATGACTGAAAGATTAGCTAAAGCTCCTAGAACATTACAAGTTGAAGTCGCTCATTATTTAATGGATCAAGGAAAAGATTATCGAATGGAAGTTATTCGTACAGTAGAACGTATTACAAATATTCCAATCGTGGATCAAATCTAGGGGTAGTTGTCATGACTACTCCTTTCATTTCTATTTATGAAATCTTTTTAAATCAAATCCTAGATGAACGATTTTTAAAAACTTTATCACTCGAAAATCAAGAAATGCTTTTAGAAACAGCGTTATTACAAGCGGTTATCGATTTTGATAATTCCATTATTGATTTAACATTCGATTTAGAAAATAAATGCTTCTTAAATGAATTAACCTATGAGGAAACGTTTATGTTAGCTAACCTGATGCACTTATTTTGGGTTCGTCGTCAATTAGAAGATGAACGTAAATTACGTCAGCAATTAGGGAACCGTGATTATCAAATTTATAGTCCAGCGAATCATTTAAAGGAATTAATGAATTTAGATGCAAGTATTTATAAACGAATTAAACGTATGAAATACAATTACACGTTAAAGAACCATATGAAGAAACGAAAAGTCGGAACGAACGGTGAGTAATATGAATTTTAGCGAACTAATTAGTAAACAAAAAGAGCTATATCCATTTCTAAATACCACAGCAGAATATAGTTTTGATGTTACAAATGAGTTTGAACATATGTTACTAGACAGCGCTAGTGCGACTCAGGTTCAACGTGAGAATAAAGAATACATGGATTGTATCATATTAGACGTTAAACAAGGTGTCGAATTAAATGACGATAAGTTTATTTTAACGCGATTAAAAGATGAATTGAAAATCGGTGAAGTGTTAAAATGGAAAAAGTTTGATTGGTTAGTGGTTTCGGAAGAAACGAATGTCGATAATTCTCATAATCATCACCGTTTGAAACAGTGTAACGGTAAAATAAAATTTACAAATAAAAAAGGTAGCATTGTTGAAGTTCCAGCTAGTATGTATAATAAGGTATTCTATACTGAGGGGACAAATCACTTAGCTCGAATGATTGTACCCGATGGTTTAATGCAATTTTATGTTGCAGATAATGATGATACCCGTGATATTGTTCGTGGAACACGTATCATTGTTAAAGGTGAAATATTTGATATTACTTATATTGACCGCATTACACAACCTAACTTAATTATGATTACTGGTAAAGAAACTACAAGTCGTGCATCAGATGACATTGAAAATGAGTTAGCTGAATCAATTTATTCGGATGGTATTGTAGGGAATGATTATATTTATGTTGGTTCAACGGCTAAATTTGAAACAATCAATCCAGCATTATTTGAACTATCGAATGAAAATGCAATTATTCGTGAAGTTGGTTCAAATTACGTGATTGTTGAGGGATTAACTGAGGGAACTGTATATCTCAGTGCGTTATCTACACCATATAATTATCGACGTGAAATTCTAATCAAATCAGTTAATTTCGATTAGAGGTGAAATAGATGACAGCGAAATATAAAATAGATTTCCTAGCAATAAATAATAGTTTGATGAAGATGATTCATACATTAGGTACAAATGAAAAATTTTTAAAATATGCTCGTTTGATGGTTGAAACGCCATTAGCTAGTAATAAATCTATTTTCGAATTAAAAGCTAATTTAATTTCAGACACAGGATTATACAATGGACTATTTAATTTACAGCCATCAAGTGACGAAGTGGTGATTGAGGAACGTGTTTATATCTTTGCTTATCCGCTAAGACCTAGTGCTGAAATGTTTCAAACACCAACGAATACGACGCTATATGTCTTTGACATTGTTGTTCCGAACCAATATTTTTTATGCGATCACGGTACAAAACAACGTGCTATGATGATTGCACACGAAATGGCTCAAACACTAGATGGTGAAAGGCTAACTGGTATCGGTGAAATTAAATTTTATGATTTTGATATGGGGATCGTTAAGAATACTCAAAAATTCTCAGCGTTATCACTGGTTGTAGGTGTAAATCATGCGACTATCAACTAACGAATTAAAAACTAAATACCGTTTTAACATTATAAAAGAAGAAGTTCAAACATCAATCGGAACCTTGTATTTAAGTAAGGTAAAAGATTATCAGAGATTTTTTTCAGTTTGTGGAATTTTATTTTTAGAGCGACATGAATTATCAAGTTTATTAGAAAAAATTGATGAACGATTGGCGAAAATGTACGAATCACGTCATATTTTTGATTTCTTATCAATTATTAATCGTAGTGGTGTATCGTCGCCTGAGTTCATTATTTTCTTAGACTTATATCGTAATGCCTTTAAATTTATCTTTCATGATGATGTGCTATTTAATATTAAAGATGCGGTTGAATATGATGAAATGTTATTACTGATTAAATTAACTCACGGATTGCCTGTCGAGTTAGAAAATCCTAATCCAGTTATTGCACGATTGGACCGCATTAAAAAGAAAATGAATAGTAAAAACGGTGTTTCGGTTGATTTCGATTCACGATATTCGACAGTTTGGATTGCATCAGGACAGGAACCGGATAACATGACGATATATAAATTTAATGAATTATTTCATCGGTTCAGTGCGATTAAAAACCATGATATGTCTGTTCTATTTAAAACTGTGGACGTAAGTGGAAAAGTTGAAATTAGCGAATGGTTTGAAGATAAATTTAAGGACACGACGAACTACGTGGACTTAGATCAAATGAAAAATAAAACATTTTAATTGAAAAGGGGGAAATACAATGGGATTAGATAACTATATCCAACATGACGTATTTGAAGCTGTTCTTGTTGATCGTGATTCAGCTGGTGCGGTAGTTGATGTTAAAGTTTTAGGTTACACATCTGAAACATCATTTAGTCATACAACTGAATCAGAAGATTTACGCGCTGGAATTGGTAACAAATTCTTTGCACGTTTATTCAAATCTAAAGGGGTATCTTTCACAATCACAAATGAAATCGGATCAGATTCAATGCTTGAAATGACGACGGGAGGTAAATTCAAACCTTTAACTGAGTCTTTAGCGACTGTTGAAACAGCTTTTGTTGAATTAGAAACAGAAAAGGGTGTAATTAAATTACAAAACTTACCATCAAATGAGTCTGATTTAGTTGGTACACCAAAAGTTTTAGATCAAAATAACCAACCAGTTAATGGTGAATTTACATTCTCGTCTAAGAAAATTCAATTAGAGGGAACTGAGTTAGTTGGACAAGAAGTTAAAGTCGTTTATTTCATTAAGAAAACAGAGTTAGATGGTTTAGCGATTTCAGCTAAAACATTCCCAACAGCACGCGAAATTCATTTACGTTCTATCGTATACGATCATGACAATAACGTAGTTGCAAATGTATATTATATTGCTAAACGTGCAATTCCGAATGGTAACTTAGATCGTTCTCACGCTAAAGGAACTAATATGACAAATCAAATTACTTTTGATTGCTTAGAAGATTCAAAAGGTAACTATTGCTATTATTTTGTAGAAAAATTATAAAATAATACATCCCAGCCCACGATTAATTTTAGTCGTGGGCTTATTTTTTTATGCTCAAAAACAAGGAGGGGAATATATGATTGATATTCCAAAAGGGTTATTATATGCCATTAGTCAGGATGAAAAAGTAAGAAAAGAAATTCGTGGAGTAACTATTTTTGAAATGGATCGTACACGCGAAAGAATTTATCGAAATCAATTAGAGCACATTGCAACGTTAGAGTTAAGTCAGGACGTGTTAAACGCTTATACGTTATATATTCATTTATTAATTTTTACAAATATTCGCGTTGAATTTGCTAGTGAAAACTGGCGGTTTTTAATGCAGAAAAAACGTTCCACCCTCACTTTAATCATGGAAGAAATAAACGAAATCATTCGTGATTATGAGGAACGTTTAATGATTGAAAATAACGCGATACAAAAAGTTTTTGGGTGATTTTATGGCTAAAAAGGGGTTTCAGAATACAACAGAATTTAAGCGCGCAATGGATCAGTATGTTAAACATTATAAAAATGCGGAACGTTATGGTGCTATTCAACTACGTGAAGATACATATAACAAACTGAAAGAAAATGTGAATGAAAAGATATATAATTCAGGTTCACCAACATCCTATCAAAGAACCTATGCGTTGAGAAATTCAATCAAAAAGGATTCATATAAAATCGAAAATGGATATGAAATTATTGTTTATTGGGATTCAAGACAATTAGCTTCATATAAGGAACGAACCATGCGCACTATTCATAATAAAACAGGAGCTAAGGACGTGATGATGTATTACGGTACTCATAGATCATGGAAAGGTTCTGATTCGTGGGGAATAACTAAAGGTCAAGCGGTGGAAACGCCTGTTATCCTCGATATGTATAAAGATATTTATTTTCGTAAATATCATCAAACAGGAATGATTACTGATACAGCTAATTATATTCAACAAAACGGTAGTCAAATCGCTGTAAAAGGGATGAATACTTACTTGCAAGGAAAAGGAATTACTATTAAATAGAAAGGGGGTGGAGTTATGAAAACATATACGGGTGCAAATATTAAATCTGAATTATTAGTGGACATATCAAGCGCCACGAAAAGCATTGATTCGTTTGTGTCTAGTGCTAATGCTAAATTACAAACATTAGGAAATTCTTTGTCTAAAGACCTTAATCTAACTGGTATGAAATCATTGTTTGGTACGACTCAGTTAAAAGATTTTAATAGTCAATTAAAATCTACAACGACAGCAATGACTAATCATAACAATTCAGTTAATAAAGTGAATAATCAATACACTCAGTTAAAGTCATCATTAAAACAAACTGGACAACAAATGAGCACGGTAACGAGTGAAACAAATAAAAGTGCATCGGCAAATAATAATTTAGTCGGTCAGCTCCAACAGAATGTCGCTACTTATATGCAATTCTACGCTGTATTACAGCAAGTTCGTAATGCGTTAAGTGTTCATCAAGAAATTGATAAATCATTAACGGAAACACGTAAAGTTGCTGGATTGACGAAAGAAGAAATGAGAGCCTACCAACAGGAAACAATCGGGGTAGCTAATTCATTAGGTGTGCTACAAACAGATTTAATTGATGCAACAACTGAGTTCGTTCGTCTAGGTCATGCGTTTGAAGATGCTAAAGAATTAGGAGAAATTGCGACAATCGGTGCGCGTGTAGGGGATATTGCTAGTACGGATACGGTATCGGATTATCTGATCTCTACGATTGCTGGTTTTGAAGAATTAGAAATGACTGTCGATGGTGCTACTACGGTTGTTGATAAATTCAATAACGTAGCGAATAATACATCAATTAACTTCCAAGCGATCGGTGAGGGTGTTAAACGTTTCGCATCATCTATGAGCACAGCTAATAATAGCTTAGATGAATCTATTTCATTGTTAGTTGCTGGTTATGATGTTACGCGTGATGCGCCAAAAGTAGCTAACGCCTTAAATACAATTTCAATGCGTTTACGTGGGGTTACTGAGGACGGTGAAGAAGTAGCTGAATTAATTCCTGAAATTGATGATGTATTAGGAAAATACGGTTTAACAATGGAGAAAGTTGGTGAGGATGGAACTAAAGCGTTAAAATCAACTTTTGAAATTTTAGGTGAGATTTCAGAGATTTGGGATTATTTAAGCGACATGGACAAATCGGAAATCATTGAAGCCGTCGCTGGTATTCGTCAATCCAACGTTGCGTCAGCGATCCTAAGTAATTGGGAATCGGTTCAGAAAACGATGGAGCTTGTTGGGAATAGTGCTGGTAGCGCGTCTAATGAATACGGAATGTATATGGATTCGATGGAAGCATCTACAAATCAACTTAAAAATGCAGTAAATGCTTTATATCAACATATTGCGTCACCCGATGAAATGATTAGTCTGATTAATACGTTCACTAGCTTTATTGAAGTTTTAACTGCTGTTCCACCACAAATTTATAAAATGATTGCTATTTATGCGTCGTTGTCAGCTGGTACTTATGCTGTATCTCAGGTAGTTATGGTATTAAGTAAAGGGCTAAGTGCGTTGAAAGCTATTATGACGGGTACAGCTTTAGCAACAGGAACATTAAGCGCGTCCTTAATGGGAATTGCGCCATTAGTAGGTGTAGCTGTCTACGCTTTAGTTGAATTGTTTGGATGGTTAGATAAAGTTACAAGCAAAGAGGAACAATTAATCGGTCGTCAAAATGAATTAGATGAACGAATTAGTGCTAGTGAAGTAGCATTTAATGGAATGTCGCAGGCGGTTAGTGCAACAACAACCGTATTAGACGAATATGGAAATGCCGTTCAAAAAATTAATGAGGTCGAGTTCTATAAACACATTGATGATTTAAAAGAACAATTCCCTGAATTAAGGGATGAAATTAACCGAGTTATTTCTACCATGACGGATTATGGTAAAGCTACGGAAGAAGTTCAAGATATTGTAAATAGAAAATTAGCTGAGGAACAATTAGAAATTATTAACAATCAAATCAGTGCGAATGAGGATTTGATAAAATCACGTCAACGTTTAGCGGAAACGATTGAAGAAGAACGAAAAGACTTAAATCAGTTAATGAGTGATTATCCAAAATATGCGGATGACATTGAACGAGTAAAGTTTTCAATCGACGATAAAAGACAAGTATTAGCTGAAATGGATGCTGAGTTACTTAATGTTAAGGTATCGTTAGAGCAAAATATCGCACTTATTGAATCCTATGGATTTAGTTTAGTTGAAGTAAACGGGCAATTACAATTAGTTATACCCGAAGTGGAACGTTTTGGACAAGTCATTGACATTACGGATTCGGTTTTACAAAATGCAATTCAAGGTGTTTATGACTTAAATACAGCTGAGGGTGTGTTAGCTCAGGCTATGATTGAGTTATCGGCGTGTGGTGAAATTAGCGCTGGAACGTTAGCGTTATTACAAGAACGTTTTGACGAAAATACTGTTGCATCATTCACAAGTGCTGATGCTATCATTTCATTCTCTAATGCAAATAACTTAGCTACGGTTCAAATCGTAAAAGATAATAATACATGGATCAAAAGCTCACAAGCGAAAATCCAACAAGCGCTTCAAGAAATGCGAGTTTTAAAACAACAAGCCGATGCGAACATGAAGTATATTAACTCAATGGGAGAAGCAAAATATGATCGCTTATATGATAAAGGTTTCGATCCAGCATTATCTGACGGTCAGAGTCAAAGTTCATCATACTATAAAAATTTAAGTTCTCAATTAGCGAATGATATTGCGTTAGCTGAAAGTCAGTTAGAGTATTATGATAATATTACGGCAACACTTAACCAGTTATCAGTACCAGTAAGCAATAGTGGCGGTGGGGGTTATAAAAAACCTAGTTCAAGTGGATCGGGTGGATCAAAAGGAAATTCTAGTTCCGGTTCAGGTGGTTCTAGTAGTTCTAGTTCATCAAAGGAATTAGAAGAAAAGGTTAATTATTCAGAAAAGTTTGCTGACAATTTACGAAAAATTGCTGATACTGAACATGAAATCGCGAAGATTAAAGCTAACATTGATTACGGTCAAACGGATAAAGAAACGCTTAATCTATTAAATCAAATGGTTAATAAGCAACGTATCTTGACTGAACAGTTAAAAGAATATCAAAACGTATTAACTCAGGAATTAAATACTGTGGAACGTGGTTCAGAAGAATATTATGAACTTCAAGATATGATTCGCGATGTGGAATTACAAATTTTAAGCACAGCGGAAGCTCAGAAAAAATATAACAATGAAATTTATAAACTAAAGAAAGAAATTGAAGATTTCGATGTTTCTAAATTAGATTATGAGTTAAAGGTACTTGAAAAAGCGTTTGACGATGAAAGTAAGTCGATAATTGAACGTGAAGAAATTGCTAATAAAATGATCGACAAATACAACGCTCAGGCTAAGGAAATCAAAGATGTTATTAGCGTATTGAAAGATCAACAAAAATATTACAATGAGAACAGTTCTGAATGGCGCGACTTACAGGAAAAAATTTGGGATTATGAACTTGATTTACTAGATATTGAGTCAAAAAAATCTGATATTATTCAAGATATTAATGATGAATTATTGAAAATTCAAGAAGAATATGTCGATAAGCAAATTGAATTAATCAATAAAGAATTAGACGCTAAATTAGATGCACTTGACGCTGAAAAGAAAGCGTTAGAAGATGCTAAAAAAGAAAAAGAACAAGCTGAAAAACGTCAAAATATTTTAAATGAAATTGACGATATTCAGAAAGAAATGAACTCTTTATCTCAGGATGATTCATTATGGGCTAAGAAACGTTTATATGAATTACAGAAAGCATTAGAAGAAAAAGAAAAAGAACTTAAAGACATGGAAGAACAGACCGAGTATGAAAAGAAATTAGCTGAGATTGAAGAACGTAAAACGGAATTACAGGAAGAAGCTAATAAAAAAATTGAAGCCTTAGAAACCGCGCTAGAAAAAACAGCTGATGAATTTTCAAAAGCGACTACAAACTTCACGGATTCATTAGGTGGTGTGTTAAATCAGTTTATGATTAACTTAAATGCTGTGTTAGGTTCAAGATCATTGTCATCATCAGCTATGGTAACATCGGGTGGAAGTACATCAAATACATTCAATGTTTCAATTAACGCTAATAGTAATTCATCAGGTGCTCGATTAGCGAATGATTTTATCAGCGCATTACAAAGTAAGGGATATAAAATTTAGGGGGTGATTAGATGGAATATTTCACTTTCAATGGTATATGTAGTCGTGATATTAATATGTATATCGTGAATGATGCGGAGGGATACCAGTTAACACAATATTTACCCAACATTAATCATTCGTTTGAGATTACTAATAAATACATTATTGATGGTGGAAGCTACTATGGGGAACGTATTATTACGTTTCGTGTAGTAGCTGAAACAGATAATCCAATCGAATACATTAAGGATATGAGTCGATGGTTAGATGTTCAGGAATTTACACCGATTAGTTTTTCACGCGAACCGTTTAAGCAATATTATGTGAAACGCTATGGTGAATTTAGCCCACAAGTTTATTCTGATATGGTTGTATGTAATTTACAATTTATTGCATTAAATTATTTAGCGTATAGTACATTTACGACAAGTGAAATTAAAGATGAATATTACTATGATGATGAATATTATTTAGCCGGTTTAAATAAGAATGCTTGTTATACTTATAATAATATAACTGGAACGAATCAAACTTTTAAAATCTATCATGGTGGAAATAACGACGAATGTAGACCTATTATTACGATTAAAGGAACATTCAATAAATTAACACTAACGAATACGACAACCGGTGAAAGTTGTTTATTGGACTATAATATTTCAAATGGAACGGTCGTGATTGATTGTGAGAATCAATGTATATATGTTAATGATGTTTATAATGTTGCCGGTCATACGGGCGACTTTTTTACATTACAGGGGCGTAAGGCTGTATTCACTAATCAATTAAGTATTTTCAATCAAAGTGATGGCGATAATGTATTTCAATTAACTTCCCCTAATCAGTTTAAGTTGAGCTGTTTAACGTTTGATTTTAGATACGTTTATAATTAAGGGGGATTAAATATGAAATTATATAATTACAATATGGAATTATTAGCTGAATTACATAACGTTAATCCAAAAGTGACGAAAGTGTTGGGAGGAATCTCGACACTTTCTTTTACTATTGATAAATATTTTTTCAATAAACAGACAGGTAAATTGGTAATGGATCAACGTTTTGATTATGTTCAAAATGAAACCATTGTCGAATATGATGATGATTTTTATGTCATCAAAGAATGTACGCCTTTTCATGAAACGAATATCACAAAAGAAGTGAATTGTAAGCATATTGCTATTGAATTGTCAGGAACGAAAGTGAACGGATTGTGGGGATTCTCACCGTCCATCGAAAGTTTTCAATTACCTTATAATGAGCCGACTGATCTGATTACTGGTATGCAAGATTTATTACACTATCATACGACAGGGTGGAGATTAGGATTAGTTCCTGAGAATAATAAACAGCGTACATTTAGTTACGAATGGTACACACCTATGCAAATTATTTTAGATTTAGCTGAAAAGTTTGAATATATTCCATATTTCCGTGTTGAATTGGTTGACGGAAAATTAAACAAATATGTCGATTTATTACCGGACGATTATGGGGAGATTAAGGCTTATTATCGTCATGAGAAAAACTTAAATTCAGTTAGAAAACCTATTTCTACCGAGGGGATTACTACGCGTCTATACGTTTTTGGATATGATGATATTACATTAAATAACGTTGAAACGGAAATGAAAGTAGTCAACGGTGTAGAATATCCCGTACATTTAAAAGGTAAAAGTTATATTGATAACTTTGATTATTATTTACAATTAGGTTATTCTTATGCTGATTGCGTTAATAAATTCTTAAAAGTTGATAAAGTGAAAGATGATCTTTACGTTGATGTAAATGATTTATATGATTTCGCTAAGAAACAATTAGAATCTGTCGCAATGCCTGTTATTTCTTATGAAGTGAGCATTAAGGATATTGAAATTAAAGGTAAACCCGAATTAGCCGTAGGACATAAAATTAGGATTGCCGATACAGAGTTAGGATTAGACGTAGTTGGACGTGTAACGGAGATTAGTTATAGTGAAAACGATAAGATTAATAAATCTGTAACCATTTCAAATTACTATACGTTCTCAGGTGAAACAAACGTCTTAACGAATGTCATTATCGATCAATCTAATTTAGATCAAGTAGCCGTACAGAAAAATAAAAAGTTCGCTCATAGTGTTATCTTTAACGATAGCACTGGAATGATTGTGCAAAAAGATGTGTCTGATCCTAATGCGGATGATTCTGAATATAAAGATGTGGTTCGTATCGGTCAATATGAAAAAGACAAATACGGTATTCAAATCCTAGACGGTCAGTTACAAATGGATCGTGAAGATGGAAAAACGCGAGTTTTAATTGATAATGAAACTGGTATTTGTATTTATAACGATCTAAATGGAAACGGTGTATTCTCAGAGGATGAAAAGGTATTTTGGGCTGATACTGAGGGTAAAATTCAAGCGAAAAGAATCAATGTCGAAGAAAGTGATTGGATTTTAAAGGATGGAAGTAATTTAGACGTTCGTATTGAAGATCATGAGGGACGTATTCAATCATCGGAAATTCAATTAGAACCGGATAATATTAAATTAATTGTTGGACAGTGGTTTGTTGATAAAGATGAATATAATGAAAAAGTTAGTGGATTAGAGTCAACGATTACTCAAACAATAACCGATGTGGAGTTTAAATTCACTCAAAAAGGAGCTTATAACTATATTCGAAATTCAGATTTTAGGAATGGTTATGAGTTTTGGGAGGATAATGGTGGTGGAGTTGAAGTCGTTAATGGTGTTGGGATGTTTAACGGTGAAACAATGTGTATTACATCATTTCCAAAAGGGATTAGATATTCAGATTGGATTTTATTAACTGCTAATACGCATTACGTTTATGAGGGATGGATTGCTTCAATGAATGGTTGTTCGGGAAGTTCGATTACCCCACTTCATTTTTGGTGCAATACTGAGAAAACAAATGGAAATACAATGTGTGAAATATTAGATTATCGTCAGGAATGTATTGCTGGCGAATGGACTAAAGTTTATGTTCACATTAAAACAAAAGCATCAAATAGTGCAATTTATTTCAAACCATTTATTTACGCGAGTAACGGAACTGGTAAAGTTTATGTTAAATATTTATCGCTTAGTAAAGCGATTAACGAAAGTCAATGGACACCGCATCCATCAGAGATTTACGATGGAATTACAAAAATTGATAGGGATGGAATTTCGATTTCAACAAGTAATTCAAAAACTGTAACGCGAATCGATCATGCTGGTATGGAAATTCAAGCTGGAAATAAAACGTTAGCGGTATTCCGTGAAAATTCATATATTCCAACGTTAACGGCAGATGATGTTATTTGTTCAAACTTAGCGCGTAAACATTCATATAGTAATAATTATTACGTTGATTCTAAATCGGGTAGTGATTTATATACGGGGTTATCGTGGCAAACAGCGTTTAAGACCGTTCAAAAAGCACTAGATCAATTACCGGATTTATTAGAACATGACGTTAGAATATGGATTAAAGCTGGAAGTAATATTCCAAGTTTTAAGATAATAAATAAGGTGGGTAATGGTTTAATTATTATTAAATTTGGAGATTCATCTGTTGTAAATGGTGGAATAACAATTTCGGGTTGTAATGGTGTTTTATTAGAACGCGATACGACTGATCGTAGTGCAACGGTTATTGATGGAATTTCGATTTACGAATGTCGCCATGCTGAGGTTAGTGGGATTTGTATTGATGGTAAAGGTTCACGCGATAGAGGTGTTTATATCGAACGTTGCGCGAAAGTTCATATCGCTAATTGTGAGATAAGAAATACAACAGAATGTGCAATTTACAACTATCAATCCATAGTTTCAGCAACGAATAATCGTGGGGCTGGTATTTATAATTATGTAACAATGGGGTTAGGATCAATCACTATTTTACCGGAAGCTGGTACATCTACGACAGTTTGTAACTATTCTAATACCTTAGTTCAACGATCTGACGGTGGTACTGGACGATTGTTTGATGGTGGTACTTATAATAAAACTGGTAGTGGTGGTTCAACGCCGACATATAATGGTACATCGAAAACCCAACAATGGAATTTTAATAATTATTATTCAGTTGAAAACTTAACATGGAACTATACGAATACTGGATCATTAGTGCAAGGTTATTATGCGGGATGGACGACTGGTAGATGGAAAGGCGTTTTGAATTTCGATCATGCTAATGTTCGTAGTATTATTTCAGGTGGTACGAATTATAGTGGACGTATTTATATTCAACGTTTAAGTTCAAGACATGGTAATTCATCAGGTTCAAAAATTGCATTGTATGGCTCAGATGGAACCACTGTTAATACAACAGAAACATTCTCATTAGGTGAGGGGAAATGGATTTCATTGAATACTGACATCATTCAAAAAATTGCAAATGGAATTATTACATCGTTTTACGTTAAGTGGGACAGTAGTGATGCGTCACGTTATATTCGTTTTGAAACTAACGCTAAATTAGAAATTACATATACGAAATAGGGGGAATTTTATGTTTGATAATGTTAATTTAACTAAAGCGTACACTTTAGAAGATTTATATGGTAACTCAGTCGAAGTTTGTACGTTTAATGCTAATTTAAGTCGAACTAGCGGAATCTCAGTTAACATGGTTATTAATCGTGTAGAACTGTATGAAAAACATAAGGATGAAATCTTAACTTCTTATCGTGAGTTTAATGCTGATTTATCGGCTATTGCTGTAACAATGGGATTAGCTGAATCTGTGGGTGCTGAATCATCAGCGCTAAATGAATTAAATGATGTTCGTGAAGAAGTTAAGACAATGGCGCTAGAGGTATTTACACAAGTGATTGAAAGTTTAGGGGATGTAGTAGTAAATCCTGTACCGATGTACGATCAAGGAGTGAGATACTAATTTATAAGAGGGGCTGATAAAATGCAAGAACAGTTAACACAGGAAGATATACGTCAAAAATTAATTGAACATGGTTTGTTAATTACCCAACAGGGAATTAAGATTGATGAGTTACAAAATAATGTAACTGATTTAAGAGAACTAATTCAACAAATGGATAAATTAGTTGTTCGTTTCGATGTGACGATTAAATTGATGGAAAAAATAATGTGGGGTGGCGTAGGTGGTATTCTAATTTATTTTTTAAATCAATTATTAAGATTTATTTAAGGGGTGATTGTTTATGGATTTAACTGTAATGGATGAATTAGTATTTATTGTACCCGCGTTATGGTGCATTGGATATTGGTTAAAGAGTACACCGAACGTAAAGGACTGGATTATCCCTTACGTGTTATGTGTATTATCGATTGCTGGTGCAATTATGACGATTGGATTTACAGTAGAAGCTATCGCAAATGGGGTTATTGCGGTGGGGTTAGCTGTGTTTGGTAATCAATTACTTAAACAAGCGAAAAATGTGGAATGATATTCCTAAAATAAAAAGAGTACGGAGAAACAAAAGAGTTAAGGGTGCGTAGATTACGTACCCTTTTCATTCTTTTATAAAGAGGTGAGAAAGTGAAGATTACAAATTCTATCGATTTGGAGTTCAATAGAGATAAACAAGTTAATGTTCAATCTATCCGCTGTGATATGAATAGTCGTTTTGTAAGACTTAACTTGTGTCACAATAGAAGTCCCATAAATATAAATGGTATGAGAGCGTGTATCATGGCAGTTAAACCCGATGGCAAAGAAATTTTCAATGATTGCAAGGTCATTAACGCTGAAAAAGGGACTATTGAATTTGAAATTACTAAACAAATGGGAATTTTAGTTGGTGAAGTTGAATGTCAGATTAAATTGTTTGGTCCGGATCAGTTATTAAGTTCGAATATTTTTAAATTATCTGTTACAAAAACATTGAATCCTAGATTAGACGCGAGTGAGGATCAATTAAATGTATTGGTAAATGCGTTAGGTCAAGTTCAAAACATTGATAACAGATTTAATGAAATTAAATCGCAATTAGCATTAATCGACACAAGCCATTTTCAGACGATAAAGGATAATAATTTAGAAACTAATTCAAAAACTATTGTGGGCGCTATTAATGAATTATATGAACTCATTCAAACGAATAGTGGAGGTAACAATGGTGGTAATGCTGTTTACGGTGAAATTGTTTTAAGTAAAACATCATTATCGTTAACCGTTGGAAAAAATAACAGCATAACGGTGAAATTAGATAAACAACCTACTAACAATCAAACCGTAACGATTAGTTCTAATAATTCATCCGTAACAGTATTTCCGTCAACTTTAACATTCACGCCATCAAATTATAATATTACTCAGGTGGTAACAGTGAATGGTGTATCATCGGGAAATGCGATAATCACAATGAGTTCGCCTAATGTCGTAACTAAAAATGTAAGCGTAAGTGTGACTCAGAACTCAGGATCAGACACAGTTTCAGTAACCGGTGTAACATTAAACCGAAATACATTATCGTTAAATGTTGGTGAAAGTGAAACATTGTCTGCGACAGTCTTACCGTCAAATGCAACCAATAAATCTGTTACATGGAGTTCAAGTTCATCAAATGTCAGTGTTAATTCAAATGGTGTTGTAACAGCAAATTCTAGCGGTTCAGCGACTATTACAGTTAGAACGGTTGATGGTAATAAAACAGCTACGTGCGCGGTTACAGCAACAGCAAATAGCTCAGGCGGTTCTACAACATATGGAGAAATTATTTTAAGTAAAACATCATCGTCATTAACAGTTGGTAATAATGATAGTTTTACCGTCAAATTAAATAGAGCGCCATCGAATAATCAGACTGTTACTATTGGTGTAAATAATTCATATGTAAATGTAAATCCAACTACTTTAACATTTACACCATCAAATTATAATATTGCACAAACAGTAACATTAAGTGGTGTATCATCAGGAAGCTCTACTATTACAGTAAGTTCACCAAACGTATCAAGTAAGATTGTTAATGTAACAATTACAGCTTCATCAGGTGGTGGAACTGGCGGTGGAGGTTCAAATGATACAGACATTATTCAAATGCCTGATAATGAGTTACGAAATAAAGTGCCATATCTATCGACTTACTATGTAGAGCCTACGATTTCAACAGGACAAAACTTAACATTAAAATTCTTTGTTACTGACTTCTATGGACGTAGTTATACAATGGATAACGACTTCTATCGTTATAAAGTTATTGTTAAATGCGATGGAAAAGCGGATCAAGTCTTAACTAACTTGTCAGCCGGTGAGCATACAGTAACAATCGGTTCATTCAGTAGTGAGGGAACTTATCATTATTCTATTATCGCTCGCGATCAATATGGTCGTTATTCACATGAATTATTTAACTATGTGCGAGTTAAGAATAATACTGCTCATACAAACGTGTATACAGTTACGGCTTCTGATTTATCGACTTATGGTATTACATACAACCAAAATCGTGAAATGAAACAGTATGTTAATGTAAGTTCGGCTAATGGCAATGCAGATTCAATTAATAGTTTAGTTCAAAATGCTTACGATAGCGCATCTGTACCAAGCGGTAAATACTTATGTTTAATTCCTGTTCGTGATGGTTCTTCAAATTATCAAGGTGTTAGTAAAGATTGGGATAAAGTAAAAGTTAAATATGCGTCAGATTACAATAAATCAGCGGTAGCGTCAGAATGTGCAAATAATAGTGTCAAATTAACACAGTTATTGAAAGACAAGGTTAATGCTGGTTACGATAAGATTGTTATGTATAAAGCAACTTATGTTGTTGACGAAAATGGTTTCGATATTCCAAGTGGATTAGATTTCGATATGAATGGAGCAACATTTAAAACAAATCCGTTCACTGGAAATGGGGCTTTAATTGCTAAGATGACTGATGTGATTGACACTCATGTTCATAATGGTACATTCGAGGGTGACTATTTCGCTCATGACTATGCAAATTCGACAAGTAATTCGGAATGGGTATCAGGATTTGAAATGGGTGGTTCATGTCGATATAGTTCTGTATACGATGTGACAATTAAAGACATTACCGGATATGGATTACAAAATAGCATTTCAAGTAAAAGTTCAAATGGTACGACATTCTTCCCGCCGGTTGTGGTAGGAGATAAAACAAACGGATTTGAGTTAGGTGACATTGATCCTATAACCGGTCAAGATAAAGTATGTTCATATCGTACTAGAACTAAAGAATTTACAAACATCTCAGGTGCGATTGGAAAATCAGATTTCTTAACGGTATCAATTCACTTAAACTATCAAGGAAATGAATTTGATAGCTTTAATATGGTAGTTTATTTCTATGATTCATCACGTAACTTTATTAAAGCAGTAAATGCTTATCAATATCGTCAAGTAAAAATTCCACAAGGAGCTTACTATGCACGTACAGTATTTCTAGGATTACGTGTAAAATCAGATTGGAATGTTCATTATCACTTCTTGCGTGTACCAACACACTGTAAGTTTGAAAATGTAAAAATCGACAATGCTCGTTGCGTAGGTATGGCACAAGGACAAATGAAAGACTTCTTAGTAAAAGATTGTACAATTACAAACTCAGGTCAATCTAGTGCAACGTGTGCATATGATGCCGAGGATGGATGGGATGGAATGCAAGATGCGTTCTTTGAAAACTTTAACCTTACAAACAATCCTCATAATGGATTCTTAATGTGTGCTGGTCATAACTTTGTAGTTAATAACATGACATCTGACGGAATTTATGCGTGGGATCGAGTACGATGGTTAGAAGTTAAAAACTCACAATTTGTAAGTGCAATCGTTCGTAGTGGTGGTGAGCGAAATGTTAAAGAACATGGTATCGCTCGATTCTATAACAACACAATCACAGGATTACCACACAATATGTATTTATTCAGTAACGTTATTAAGAATTGTGAATTTACAAATGCGACACCTCAAAATGGTATCTTTATTAATTCTACTATTCAAGGTACTCGTTACGATAAGAAAGTTGTTGACAATGACATAAATAATCCATGTCTTGACGACTACGGAACACTTGAAAATATGGACAATAACGGATCATCGGGTGGAGGTTCAAATGGTGGAACTGGTGGTGGCGGTTCTACGACATATGGTGAAATTGTAGTTTCATCAACATCTTTAAGTGTTACAAGTGGAAATTCAACAACATTCACTGTTAAATTAAGTAAACAACCATCAACAAACCAAACTGTATCAATTTCAGTTAGTGGAAATGCAACGGTATCACCGTCATCATTGACATTTACATCGTCGAACTGGAATAATACACAAACTGTAACGGTTAATGGTACATCACAAGGTTCTGCGACAATTACATTATCATCGTCAGGAGTTTCATCAAAACAGATTTCTGTAAATGTAACATCAAGCGGAACAGGTGGAGGAAGCACAGGAGCTACAATTACACCATCTAGTGCAACTATGAATGTTGGAAGTTCTCAAACATTTACGTTAAGTGGAACATCAGCAACAATTCAAACCGCGTATGTAGCAACGTTAAACGGAACTATTTCATCACAAAATAAAACATCCATCACGGTTACAGCTCAAACAGAGGGTAAAGAATACTTGAATATTATTTTAACTGATGGTACTGAGTTTAGTATTCCAATTACAATTACATCATCAGGAGGATCAGGCGGTGGCTCAGGAGATTCAGGTGGTGGAGGTTCATCTACTACATATGGTAATATTGTAACTTCAACTTCATCATTATCAGTTCAAAACGGAAGCTCTACAACATTTACGGTAAGACTAAGCCAAGCACCTAGTTCATCTCAAACGGTTTATATTAGTGGAGGAAGTGGAATTTCAGTTTCACCAACATCATTAACATTTAGTTCATCAAATTGGAGTTCAAATCAAACTGTAACAGTGCAAGGAACAGCACAAGGATCATCTTCTATTACTTTATCATCAACAAATGTTTCAAGTCAGACCATTAACGTAACAGTTACATCTTCTTCTACTGGTGGTGGAGGTTCTACTGGTGGTGGAGGTTCTACTGGTGGTTCAAATAGTGAAACTGATTCAAATGGATTAGTTGTTATTAAATATCCAGCATCTAAGAAAAGCAATCCGGCTTATTGGGGGGCATTAGGTGACAGTATTACTGCTGGTGCTGGTGCTGGTGGAAGTTCTTATTCTTATGCTAACGTAGCTGGTAACAAAATCGGGGCAAACGTACATAATCACGGTATTTCAGGATCATGTATTAACGATGGTTATAACTTAGCATTAACTGAGCCGGGCTATGAAGATGCGTTCTGTAACCGATATACACAAATGGCTGATGGATTAGACTTAGTTACTGTTTTTGGTTCTGTAAATGATCATCGTGCCGATAGTAAATTAGGGGTAGAGGGTTCAACTGATAGTAAAGATTTCTTTGGAGCTTTACACGTCCTAATAACAGGGTTAAAACAAAAATATCCTACATCTCGTATTGTATTCATCACGCCGTTCAAGATTGGTGGATATAATAGCACAAATATGTACGGACATACCTTACAAGATTTCCGAAATGCTATTGTTACGATGTGTAATAAACATAAATTAGAGGTATTAGACTTATTTACTGTTCAAGAGTTTGAGTGGTTAAAAGGTGTTAATAGTGGATATTTCGTCCCTTACGACTATTATCACCCGACAGTAGAAGGGCATCAAGCTATTGCCAATTATTTAGTTGACAAGATGTTTAATGGATCATCAGGTGGATCATCAGGAGGTTCATCAGGTGGATCATCAGGAGGTTCGTCAGGTGGATCATCAGGAGGTTCGTCAGGTGGTGGGGGAAGCACGATTAATGGATTAGTTTCAATTCAATATCCGGCAACTAAACAAAATACGACTGGTGAATGGGTTGCTTTTGGTAACTCAATTACTTACGGTTTTGGTGTCGGTGGTAATGATAACGCATATCCAGCGAAAGTAGCTTCTGTTTCAAGTTTACGTGCTAACAACTATGGAGAGAGTGGTCGTGTTGTTGCCATTGGAGCTAGTGGAGCAACGGTTCCTGATGCACGCTCATTCTGTAATTATTATACTAATCTACCATCTAATGTTAATCTTGTTACCGTGTTCGGTGGGGTAAACGACTTCTTGTTAGGAGTTCCTTTAGGAAGTTCATCAAGTACAGACAAGTCTACTTTCTATGGAGCATTAAATGTGTTAGCCGATGGTTTAAAATCTAAATATCCTAGTGGTCGCATTGTGTTCTTTACACCGATCCGTATTGGAGGTCATGCAACTACCAACAAGTCCGGTCACGTATTAAAAGACTATCGTAACGCTATTGTTACAGTATGTAATAATAAAGGATTAGAGGTTCTCGATTTATATTCCTTAGACTCAATGGATGCTGATATATCAGTAAGAAATTACATGGGTGATTGGGATACGACGCATCCTAACGGAAATGGACAACAAGTGATAGCAGACTATATGGTTCAACAAATGTTAGGTGGTACTGGTGGTGGTTCCTCCAGTAACACCTCAATAATAAATGCAAGTGATACACCTGTTTCGCAACAATATTCATCATCACATGAAGCAACACCAAACAACCCTAACACGCCTAGTGGAGCATATAATTGGGTTAATGGTCCACGTATTAATCCCGATGGCTCATTTCCACAGTCATCGTGGAACGCGATAGGTCATTGGGTAACTACATATAAGGTTTCAGGAAGCTCTTATTACGATAACGTTGGTTTGTTACTTCAAAACCCTAAAATGTGGGTATGGAATACGTCAACACGTTCATGGGATGTTTTAAGTAGTGATTTTGAGTGGGGGACATGGTACGTGGAAGATTTTTGGGACGATGGAAGTGGTAATATCAGCGGTACAACTGAATGGGAAACTGGAGTTAGCGGAAATCATTCTAAATGGGTTAAAATTAAACAAACATCTGAAACTAGCGGACGATGTTTCCATCCGTGGGGTTATCAGAAAAATTGGCGATCAAATTCCAATTGGTCGAACAATGGACAGCCTTATATCGTTACGAAAATCGACTTTAAATTAGTCAAATGGAATGAAAGTGGAGCAGATAATTTAGACCATGCTCGACTTGTTGTAAACAGTGGAGCTGACTGGTGGAGTGATGTTGGAGCAACATGGCAACCGGATTGGTCTACAAATCGTGACATGGCGGGAGGAAAATACATTCTAGCTACTAGAGAATTGAAACGTGCGTGGTGTACGAATGTTCCTAGTAGTTGGAGCTATGGTTTCCCAACGGATTAACCAATATTAAAATATTTATTGAATTAGACACTCAATGACATTTAAAAATCGTTGGGTGTCTTTTTTTATTGAAAAATGGAGGGAAATATGGAAATTAAAAATTATATTCATATTGATTTTACTAGAGGAAAAGATATTGTCGTACCTAGCATACAGTATGATTCGGGAACACGCTGGGTTATGGCTAAATTATATGATAACGGATTACCTATTGATTTACAGGAATTAAAGGTTTGTATCATGGCGGTTAAGTCTAATGGTAAAGAAGTGTTTAATGAATGTAAAATTATTGATGCTGAAAAAGGGATTATTGAATTTGAAATTACTAAACAAATGGGAATTTTAGTTGGTGAAGTTGATGTCAGATTAAATTGTTTGGTCCGGATCAGTTATTAAGTTCAAATATATTTAAGTTATCTGTTACAAAAACATTAAGTCCATCAAGTGAGTCTAGTAAAGATGAATTAGATGTATTAGTAAATGCGTTAGGTCAAGTTCAAGATATTGATAATCGTTTCGCTCAAACTAATGCACAATTGTCTGAAACTAATTATAAAATTGATGAAATTAAACAAAATTCACAAGAAAAAATAAGAGAAATTGAAAGTGAATTAGCCCAAACTAATACACAATTGTCTGAAACCTCTAACAGAATCGGATTAACGAAAAGCATACTTGAATACAAGCACCTTAAAACGTTTGAGAATAAAAAAGAAGATTGGAGCAACGCTATACAACAAGCAATTGAAGATATTTCAACTCAACAAGTGATAAAAGTCGTATTTCCATACGGCACTTATCGAATAACAAAACCTATATTGTTAGGCGCAAATTATATGATAAATTTTGAGGGTGAGCATAGCGCATTTAGCGGAGAGGCGATGCCGGATAGAACATTAGCTTCTACCATATACTTAGATGTTGAAGATAGTGATACACCTATGTTTACAAGTAAAGATGGAACATTTACACAAATCGGAGGTCAAATCACTAATATGGGCTTCATGTGTTACACTAATTCTTTTTATGGTAAACCAAAAAATATCTTTATGAAAAATTTAAGATGTGCATTTAGAGGATTTCATTTAGATAGATGCCTAGTTGCACAGTTCAAGTATGTTTGGTATGATTGTTCATTGGGCGGGGGTACACTTATAAAGAATAATCAAATAAGAGGGATTGGTAAAGCAGTATGTTCTAACACAATTATAGGTGACGCTCAAATATTTCACAATTATTTTAACGGTTTCATGAATGATGATGGGGAGCAGATTTACTACCCTGATTTTATCGACAAGGATAGAACTCAAACTACATTTTCTCTTGCACAAATCAATGATAATTGGTTTGAATTTTTTAGATATGTATTTGTACGACCGACTAAAATGCAATTCACAGGGAATTTATTTGATTATTGTTGTAGGATACTTGATAACGCTGGATTTAATATCGTGTTTGATGGAAATATACTAAGCAACTCAACTAAACATTTGATAACTAACTCTATACAAGGTAGGGGTAGAGTTAATAAAATGTTTGACAATGAAAGTTATGTAAATCTAAATATTTGGGGTAGTGGTGTGAGTATTACTAATAACACATTCACATATCCTTTAGATAACCAACAAGACACCTATTTCATGGAAATCGAAGGGCATAACCAAACAGGGAAGATTAAAAACATAAAAATGATTGGTAATAATGGCGGTGAATTTAAACTGCACCCGAAGTTTTTGCTTAAAAACTCTAATCGAAGTTATGTTCGTGATAATGACAACTTAATTAACTTAGAATTATTAGACTATAATAATTCATTTAGTAATGTATCTGAGTTATCTGAAATATTTCCTAATTTAGTAATGAAAAATAATAGATTTTTCTTTTCTGAAAGAAAAAAATATTTCACCGCACTATTTAGCAATACAGATGCAAGTAGAGAACCTCTAACTTACTTACAGTTATTTGATGACAACGGCTACCCATATTTTTATGCAAATGATAATTTAGTACCTAAATTTACGAATGAGTCGTGGGTGAAAGGTGGTAGACTAACCTTTGTGATGCGAGAGGATGATTTTATTCAATCTGAATCGAATAACACAGGAAATGTTGACCTCAAAGTTACAATTCCTGTAACTAAAGGTATGTATAGATTCAACTATCAACCGTCCTCAGAGGGGGTGGATTATAGTATCGCATTAAGACCAAAGAATAATTCAAATTCTACAACTAGGTCTATTTATCCATCAAATTCAAAAAATAAGTCTAACGAACTGTTCTTTTTTATTTATGAAGAAGAAGTTAGTTTGGAAATTACACTTTCTTATGCTTCTACAACAATAGGTGATAAGTGTACTTTTATCAGACCATCTATCACAATGATGACGGACTCACCTACAAGAAGTATACTAAGTGGTGAATCTTATAGTGGTTATAAATCTTTATATGCTATAAAAATTAAGAATGGAAAGTTAGATTGCGAAGAGTTTTTTGCATAATTTAGGAACAATTGGGTAATAGTTTAATTATTTATGGGACGTAGAAATACGTCCTTTTTAATTTGAATAAAAGGGGGAATTTACATGAGTAAAGTGTTAGTTTTAGATGCCGGACATAGTAAAGATGCTACTGCTGGTAAACAAACATTGAATGGATCGGCTGGTATCGTTAAAGAGTGGACATTAAACAATGCTGTTTGTAATTATATCGCTGATATTTTAAAGGATTATGATGTAACGATTCATCGTACAGATGATACAAGTGGAAAAACCGATATTTCATTATCTGAACGCGTTAAACGTTGTAATCAATATAATCCTGATCTATTTATCTCCATTCACCACAATGCGCATAACAGCGTGTGGGGAGATCATTCAGGAACAGAGGTTTACTATCATACGAACGGTACAGCTGAGGATAAAAAAGTAGCTGGATTATTAGCGCCTAAATTAGCGTCAGCGTGTGGTGTGAGAAATCGTGGTGTGAAACACGCGAAATTTACAGTTTTAACGTGTCGTTCAACAGCTATTTTAGTTGAGGGTGGGTTTATGGATAGCGTTAATGATTATCCGATCATTACGAGTGCAAAAGGTCAGAAAGCCTACGCTCAGGCTGTTGCTGAGGTTATTATTGATTATCTTAAATTAACTAAGAAAAAAGTGTCACAATCTGTTACGCCATCAGCAAAAGATTCATTTTTAGTTAAGATTACTTGCGACGAGTTAAATATCCGTAAGAGCGCGAGTTTTGATTCAAAAATTGTAGGTGTTGTTAAGAAAAATGAAGTCTTTACGATTGTGGAAGAAAAAAATGGTTTAGGTAAGTTAAAATCGGGTGCTGGTTGGATCAGTATGAACACTAAATACATTGAGAAATTATAGGGTACTTCTATTAGAAGTACCCTTTTTTTTATTTTTAATTATTAATTTCTATTAAAAATGAATAGTTTTTATTAATAATCATACAATATTATTAGTTATTGTGGGATTATTAATGAGAATTATTAATTAAAATTGTTAGAAAACTGTTAGAATCCTAATTTGATCGCTGAACGAAAATGATAAAAAATTAGAAAACTATTAAAAATCCGTTGCATTTCTAACTTACATTTCATATAATTTAATAGTTAATTAGAAAACTAATTGTAAACTAATTGTTTTCTAATTTGAGCGTAAAGGAGAGGTTAAGTATGGTAAAGAGTAATGATTTACTGAAATTGAAAGAAGTAGAAGAACAAATCATCGGAATGGATATTGGGCGTGGATGTGTTAAAGCTCAATCAGAATTTGATGGTGAAACATATTCGTGTATGTTCAAATCAATTATCGGATTAGGACGTAAACTTGATTTTGATAAGTATGATGATCCAATCTATATCGAGGTAGACGATGATGGCATGGATTATTTTGTAGGACATTTAGCTGAAATTGAAGCAGATTTACCTATTCATAACACATCAGACGATAAAGTTAGTGATATTGCAAAAACATTAGTATGTGCTTGTTTAAATGAAATCGCTGTTTCGGATCAAGTGAAAATTATGCTAGGTGTTCCAAAAAAACTTTACACAAAGAAAATTTTAAACGAAGTCATCAATGCGTATAAAGGTAAAACGTTTAAAATTAAAAACAAAATTAAAAATACATTCAAAAAAGTCACAATCAACGATATTATGATCTGTCGTGAAGCTGATTCAGCCATTCTTGAACAATATGAACTAGATGCTAACTTAATCAATTCAAAAGTAGCGATGGCTGTTATGGGATTCAAAACATTAGAGTTAGCCTACTATAACGAGGGATTTAAGTTTAATGATAAAAAATCTAAGACGATTGAATTAGGGAATCTTACTATGTTGAAGTATGTTCAAGACCGTTTACAAGAAAATGAAAAATTAACTAAAGATTTAGCTGAGATTGATTCATCAGCTAACTATGACGATTGGAAGTTGAAAGGGAATAAGGTGCTTTTAAATTCGTTCAACATCGCCTTAGAACGTACATGGGTGAATTTAACCGATGTAACAATTTTTTGCGCGGGTGGAACTTTATTAAATTTAAAAGACTTCCCTGATTTTAATTATGAATTAGTATCTGATCCTCAAATGGCTGTCGCTCGCGGATTGTATATTGCGGGGACTAAACACTTCAATTAAAAAGGGGAATTTTTATGGGTAAAAAAGCAACAACAATTAGTTTAGAAGAACACGCGTGGGATTTAATTCAATCCTATATGGATTCAAAGAAATTATCTAATCGTAATACGGCTATTGAATGGATCATATTAGAGCATAATTCTTTTTGTAATGGAAATGTCGTGGTTAGTGATCCTAAAGCCGTAACACCCGTTAATGATAAACCAGTTAAACCAAAAAAAGAGAAACGAAATTCAAATGTTAGTGATGAATCGTTTAGAGCTAATACGTTTGATATGATGCCTGACGAATAGGAGGGTTTTGATGGGTAGACGTAAAAAGGAAATGGATGATGTTAAAAGTACCAGCACGTCATTTAATATCTCACCTGAATTTGCTGATATTATTCCTCACTTGGATCGACAATACAATAAAAGTCGTTATATTTGTCAGTTGATTCAAGACGACATGAATGGTGCTTCAAAGTTAGATAAGATCATTTCGATGTTGGAACGTATGCGTTCTGAATCGGATGATTTATTTTAATTAGTAGGTATATTTAGTGTTCCGAACGAATACATTATATTGTACGTCAGAGTGTTCGTTGCTATTAGATACAGAACGTGTACGTCAAAGTCCGTTATCCGTTGGTGTCATCGGCAACGAACACTTTTATTTTTTGAGGTATCGGTTGACCTCACCCGTTCCAACGGCGGGCTGATTTCAACCTCTAGCGACGGACGGGGAAAATTTTACCAATTTAAACAAATTTAGGGGGTATTATTTATGAGTGAAAAAGCTAAACAATCAAGTGCGCTTATGGATAAGTTTTTTGAATGTGAGTTAGCTCCATCATTTATAGGTATCTGTGTCGCCCCATTCGTAGCATCAGCTTCACCCGTACTTGGAACAGCATTAGCACTCGGAGCGACAGCTTTAGGTTGCATAGAATTAAAAGATACGATTAGGAAATCACTTGATCCTAACCGTGAAAAGATTCAAAAATTATTTGAAAATGTGAAATTCTGTAATTCTAAAGGTGAGTATCCTAAGCTGTTAAAATCTTATAAAAATGAATATTATTATTTTGATTTACCTGATGCAATGGACAAACGCGATATTATGAAATTAAAAGGATTACTCACTACATCGCTCGAATGTGATGATATTAGATTTCAGATCAATGAAAAGCCGTACTTTATGAGAGTGATTCACGATAAACAATACGGTCCATATTCTGATGAATTATTTAGACGTGTTACAGCGCCTAATGGTGAGGGTGAATATATTAAGATTCAGAAAGTTGACACAAGTAATCCTTATTTTGATTTGGTTTATGTTGATCCACCTTTACGTGTAACGCGTGATGTATTAGAGAAATTGACGCAAACGTTCAGCTCATATTTTAGAAATGAAGTTGAATTTCATGCTTACAATGGTGTTTATTTTTATAAAATTTTCAAAAATCATTTAAAAACAACTTATGAATATCAACTTGGAGAATATAAAATTTCTAATGTCGATGATGGATTGCAAGTGTTAGTTGGTTTTTCTAAGTTAGGGATGGCATGGATTAACTTATCAAAACAGAATCCTCACATTATTTTAGCTGGATGTACGGGTTCAGGAAAATCAACATTATTACATTCGATGTTGTGTAATTTAATTGAGAACTATCCCCCTGAACGATTAAATTTTTATTTAGCTGATTTTAAAGAGGGAATTGAGTTACAAGATTATGAAGATGTAGCTCATGTTAAAAAAGTCATTACCGATATTAATTTATTAGAAGATTTATTGTTAGAAATTGACGCTGAACGGGCTAGACGTAACAAATTATTTTCAGAATGCCGAGTTAGAAATTTATTAGAATATAACGCTAAATTCCCTGACGCTAAATTACCATATGTGTTCCTAGTTATTGATGAAGTAGCTACTGTTCAAGGGTTAGCTAAAACACCTAAAGCGGAAGTTAATCGATTAATGGCGAAGTTAGGACAATTAGGACGTTCATCAGGCGTTCATGTATTATTATCTACTCAGCGTCCCGATAAAGATGTTATTACACCACTAATTAAAACTAACTTCAACAATCGTATCTGTCTAGCTGTTGAAGATGATGCAAACTCAGAAATTATATTAGGAACTAATGAGGGGAAATATTTACGTGGGAACGGACATGGTATTCTAAAATACGGTCGAGATCGTGTGGAATTTCAAGGGTTTTATTTAGATAAAAGAAAACAAAGTAACATTTTATCTAAACACTTGATCCCTAAACTATTTGATAACGAATATGAAGTGAAAACAAAAGTTAATGCGATTGATGTTGATACACATACTGTTCGTAACGTACCGAAATTCGATGACGGATACGGTGCTGATTATTAATGAGAGAAACTAAACGAGATATGGAGATTAAAGAATTTCTTTCAAAGTCGTATGCTACAACTAGCGTATTATGTGATCTATTTTTTAATGGAAGTTTAAGAGCTGGGCAAAGTCGATTGCAAAAATTATATGAAAATAATTATTTGATGCGGAAACGTGCGTTTGTATCTCAGGAATTTGCTTACTGGTCGGGAAGTAGACGTAATATTAAATCCACTCATTTAGCGCACCGACTCATGATTACTGAAACATTTTCTAAGATCAAACAATTAGAGGGCATTGATATTTTAAATTATGATTTTGAATTTAGTTTTCATGAAATTGTAGCCGATATTCGAATGGAAGTGATGTACTGTGGAAAGAAGTTTGTATTACTTGTCGAGTGTGAATATTCAAAGTATTTCGATACAACAAAATATGACAATTTCTACAACAAGTATGTCGAAAACCCGTCTGAATATTATCCCTATTTCATGCGGTATCCATCAATTATTGCGGTAACGGACAGAACAATTCCACCTAGTAAAGTACCTGATAATAGAGTTAGTAATCGAATCGTCAATGTTCATGAAAATTATGATAATATCAACGATATTCGACAACATTTAAGTGGTTTTTTTAAGAATCAGTTATCGGTTAGTGTTCCAAAAAAATAGAAATAACGGTTAGTGAAATTGCCTGTCAATTATTAATGAAAAATCATTCGACAAATGTTCGGGTGATTTTTTTATTATGCTAAAATTTAAGACGTTGTAATTAAAATTTCTAATTTTTTAATCATCATTATTCAAAACAAGCGTTTGTTGGTGATATAATACTCAATGTAAAATTTTGGGTAGTGATGACGAAAAAGGGGGAACAAATATGAAAGTGAAATATCATGATCCTGATATGCCAAAATTAGAGTATGTTGGGGGAGCAGATAAAAGTAACTGGATGGATTTACGCGCTGTTAAAGTAACAGTAATCAAGCCTAGCGGTGAAGTGAAAACTTACGTTGGATTTGATGAAGTGACTTATAAACGCGATGATCTATTAAAAATATCATTTGGAATTAGTGCTGAATTACCTGAGGGGACAGAAGCCTACATTATTCCACGTTCAAGCCTATTCCAAAACTACGGTTTATTCTTAACGAATCATTTTGGATTAATTGATCGTAGTTATTGTGGGGATAACGATGTTTGGATGGGGCAATTTTTAGCAATGCGCGATGGAAAAGTATCTAAATATGATCGATTAGCTCAATTCCGTATTCAGCAACGCATGAATGACTTCGTGATTGAAGAAGTTGAAACATTAGGTAACGCTGATCGTGGTGGATATGGTTCTACAAATAAACAATAATAGAAAGGAGAGTTAACATGGCTCAAATTAAATCATTTACATTTACGTGTGAGTTTAAAGAACCACGCGAAATGTCAAAGTTAATGTCATCTGATGATAATAAAGGGTGGAAACGAGTAAATTTCCCTGTCACTGATGGAAATTCAGTACAGTTTTTAGATTTATTCGGGATGCCTTTTACAACATTCAAAACTTATGTTAAAGATGGTGAAAAATCATCAAAAGAAGTTACAGTTAAATGGGAAGATCGTTTCAATCCATCGATTGTAGATCAAGTCGTATCTTACTGTAAATACGTTTTAGACTTAGGTGAGCGTCAAGAGTTCATTACTGAGTATGATTTCTTAGTAGCACTTCATGACGCTGTATTAAATGGTAAAGTTCAAGGTCAAAAATTATATATTCGCGGTCAAATCGTATTCCAAAAATACAACGGACAAGTTCAACGTCGATTCAAACCTCAATTTATCTCATACGCTAAAGGTGATAATTTATCATTTGATGGTGAAATCTCATTCGTATTTGATTCTGAATCATTAGATATGGAATCAGGTAAAGAGAAATCACAAGTATACGTTGATGGTTATGTACTAGATTACGATAAAGACGCTAAAAAGAAAGTATTCATGAAAGAAACTTTTGTCTTAGATTACTCACATATTAATGAATTAACTGATGCCGATGATATTGATACAGCACGTCGTCAACTTAAACTGATTTCTTCACTTTTAAAAGTGAAAAAAGGGTATCATGAGTTCGGATTTGTAGTTAAATTCTTAAATGGATCAACTGAGCAAAAGTTAACATTAGAAGATTTATCAGATTTCGAACGCGACATGGTTGATGCTGGTATTACAACATTAGAACAAATCCAAAAAGATCGTGGTATGCGTTCTGAATATCGTAATGAAGTTCGTTTAATTCGTCCATTGTTATCACGATATTCAACTGGTGTCGTAGAACGTGATGACTTAACAGAAGATGATTTCATTGTTAAAGTAGCTGATCCGTTAGCTGACTTATTCGCTAATGTTGAGATTACTACGGACGAGTTTCCGTTCTAGGTGTTAATATGAGTGATTCATATAAATTATTTCATGGTGAAGCAACCAGTGTAATTAAAGATTTACCATCCGAATCAGTAAATCATTTAATCACTGATCCACCGTACAACATTAGTCGTGAAAATAATTTTAAAACTATGGGGAGAGCTGGAATTGATTTTGGTGAATGGGATAGGGAGTTCGATTTAACGTGTTGGATAAAGGATTGTATTAGAGTCATTAAAAAAGGTGGTAACATCGTGATTTTTAATGACTGGAAAAACTTATCTTATATTGTTGAAGAATTAGAAAAAAACAACTGTGAAATTAAGGATTTAATTCGCTGGGAGAAAACAAACCCTATGCCTAGAAATCGTGATAGACGATTCATTGTAGATTATGAAGTTGCGATATGGGCAGTAAAAAAAGGGGATAAATGGACTTTTAATCGAATTAGTGATACATATGAAAGACCGTTGTTAAAATATCCTATTACACCTAAATCAGAAAAACAAATGGGTGCTCACCCAACTCAAAAACCAATATCGGTAATGGAATGGTTAATTATCCGACTTACCAATGAGAATGATGTTGTTATTGATCCTTTTATGGGTTCAGGTTCTACTGGAATCGCTTGTTTAAATACTAATCGTCGATTTATTGGTATTGAGCTAGATGAAAATTATTTCAATATTGCTCAAAAACGGTTGAATAATTAATATCAAAAAATTCACTCTTAAAAGTGAAAATAAGGGGGATGGAATATGGCACGTCGTAAAGTAGGACGTTATAACGAAGTTAAAGTTGATTTAGCAAGTTATGACTATTATTTACGTGGAGAGGGTGGTATCGGTGAAGTTTTGCCGTCTTAGTCGGTAACGATTAAGATTATCAGGGGGCGAAATCGGTAAACTCTAAGTCATTTGATATGGGAATACCGAGGTAATTAACTAGATAACGCAAGGCTAGTTAACACCGTAGAGCGTAGGTGGTGAATAAATATAATCCATCCAAGAGCGTCCTCCATCCTACGGGATGAAAATGTACGCCAAGCTAGGTATGAATTAACATACCGATGAAAATGGGGGAAACCCCTAGAGCAACGGATAAAAAGCCGTTGGTTAATAACAATCTGAAAACTACACTCGCTTATGAAATCGGACGTAAATATGGTCGTAACGCTATGTTAATCCTCGAAGTCGGTCAAGAAAACGGGGTAGAACATTTATATGATGCTTATGTCGATGAAGTTAAGACATGGCAAGATTTAACTGATGTAATCGATGACATTGTAGAATATCGTGACACTGATTACTCACATTTAAAATTTATTTGTATCGATTCAACGGATGAATTATTCCGTTTAGCGGAGCAAGAAGTTGTTCGTTTACATAATAAAGAATGTCAACCTGACAAACGTACTAAGTCAATTAACGGATGTTTTGGTGGGTTTCCTGTCGAAGCCCCTTACGTTAGTAATAACGTATTGTGATTCTGTGAACCCGATTACTCAGGGGTGTGTAGGTGAAATCCTATGCTAACGGTGAAACCTAAGTCGTAAGATATGGCAATACCGTGTCAAGTTCTATAAATAGAAAAGATGTATCGACTATCCCGACAGGGAGTACAGCCGAGATTGAGTTACGGCTGGAAGCGCAGAACCCCTAATTATTTAGGGTGAAGATATAGTCAGTGCTTATGGAAACATAAGGTTTACACGTTGGACGTGGAATGGACAAAGCTGTTGATTTAGTAGTTGAAACGATTTGGAAGTTAAAAGAAGTTAATCTTTCTTTATTCTTTATCGGTCATACAAAAATGCGTACTAAAAAAGATCCATTGACTGAAATCGAATTTGAACAGTTAACAACTAACATGAATAACAAATACGATAACACGATTAAAGATAAAGTTTACGTGACAGCGACAGCTTATCTAAAACGTGAAGTGGATCATGATAAAGGTCGTATTATCGCTGAGGAACGTGTGATTAGTTTCCGCGATCAATCATTCGCGGTGGATACTAAATCACGTTTCCGTAATATCAAACCATCAATTTCATTCTCAGCTGATGAATTTATCTCAGCGATTGAAGATGCTATTCGCGCTCAAATCGAAGATCATACTGGTCCAGTATCGGAACAAAAATTAGCTGAAATGAAAGAACGACAAGCAACTGAAAATGAAGTTGCAAATAAAGCCGTATCGCGTGAAGAACGTATTGGATTCATTACAGAAAATTACGCTAAGTTAATTCCATCAGCTCAAAAGGGCTTCCTAACGATGTTAAAAGAACATAACATCAAAAAAGTTCAAGACGCTGATGATGTATTACTAAACACATTATTTGAGTTTGTAAAATCTAACCGTGCGTAAAGCTAAAGTTAAATGTCAAAATTGCCGAACTGAGGGTTATAACGTCGATTTTTATTGCGTTATAACCTCGTCAGGCAAAAGATCATATTACTGTAATGAAGAATGTTACACTAATCTTTCAGATACGACTAAAACTACTATCGAAATAAAGTATTTATTAATTGATATACTAGACTGTCACGTTAATAAAGGACTAGAAACGTATATTAACAAGACATTATTAGTATACGAAAAACATGGAAAATTAAACGCACTTCATCAAATTTTATTAAGTCGTCGTAACTCATTACACGCTTATATGAGTCGATTTGACTTTAACAATATAGCTAAAATTAAATATCTTCTTAAAATGGTTAATGACGACATAGATCAGGAAATCGAAGCCCAACGATTAAATGAGGTTAAACAATCTCAGACCTTAGAGCCTATGTTCGAAGTCAACCATGTTAAGAAATTGAAAAAAGGACGGGATATTAGTGATTTCTTATGAAAATTTACCCGTCGAATTATCAGAGAATCGTCACATCGTTGAGGGAAATGTTTGTTTATCTTTATGGAAGCAACCTGAATTATTCATTGAATATCCGCTATGTAGTGACGATTTTTTAACTAAAGACGGACAATTATTATATCAAGTCGGTAAACATATGTTAGCTGAGGGGTATTCTGAGTTCGATTTGATTAGTGTAGAAACATTTTTAAATGATTTCCCTACGATAAAAGCTCAGATTGACGAGTTCGGTGGAGCTAATCAAATATTAAATGAGGTTAGAAATATTAATCCTAACAATATGGATAAATACTACGATGAATTAAATAAATGGAATAGCTTAATAGGCTTTCACGATAAAGGATTTAATATCTTAAAAGATTTGGATAAATTCAAACGTATGACGTGTGAGCAAGTAGCTGATTACATTGAATATCAACTGTTATCGTGCGTTAAGGATCGTTCCATGAATGGTGCTAAAGTTTCAAATTGTTATATAAGCGATGATTTCTTTGAACGATTATTGGTTGGTGATTTAGTTGAATCTGTTTCAATCAATGAGTTTGCGCCATACCTAAACTATACGTTAAATGGCGTGGTGCTAGGTAAAGTACATTTAGTATCAGGACATTCGGGAGCTGGAAAATCAACGTTTGTATTCTCTAACTATGTCTATCCAGTGCTGAAACAAGGTGAACCATTCACGTTAATCTCAAACGAGTTAACTAAAGAAGAATACATCATTATGTTGTTATCAATCGTGTTACTGGATGTGTTTAGTTATACGAATCTGACACGTAAAAAGCTACAATCAGGTACATTTACTGAACAAGATAAAGAATTTTTAGATAAAGCACGTCAATATATTAATGACAATTTCGCGGATCAATTAAAGTTTGTAGACTTTGATGATTATGATTCGGCTAGTGTTATTAAAATTATCCGTAAATTATCTAAAGAGGGGTGTAGATTATTCCTTTTCGATACCATGAAATCAGATGATAGCGCAAATGAGCGATCATGGGCGCAAATCATTGAGAGTTCAAAACAATTTCAATCCGTAGCGAAAAAGAATAATATTGCCATTATCTTAACCTATCAGATTGCTAGTCATAGTTTCGATAAGCGATGGTTACATCGTGGAATGTTATCACAAGGTAAGCAGATTATTGAGGTCGTACATAGCCATATCATGTTACGCCCAATTAAAGCCGATGAATTTAAAGGTGGACGTAATGACATTCATCCATTCAGACATAAAAAAGTCGATGGTAAATTCACGAATGAACGTGAAGCAATAGAGCTTGATCCTGAGAAAAAATATACTTTATTATTCGTTGATAAGAACCGTTCAGGTAAAGATGGCGATGTTATTGTGTACGAATTTGCGGGGCATTATGCACGATTTAAAGAAAAAGGATTCTGTAATCCACGCGTAGATACATAAAAATTCATTTAACTAGAGGGGAAAATTCAGATGACAGCACAGGAATTAAAAGAAAAGTTAATAAATGATTCTGATACAGTTATTCGAATCTTGAATGATTGTGGGTTCTGTAATATTGTGCGTCGTGATAATGTTATTCGATTTGCGAGATCATCTGAGTCACGCCCCGATAGTATTAAGATGAATTTAGATACGTTAAGTGTGGTTGATTTCGCTCGCGATGTTAAAGGTGATATTTATACACTAATTCAATATAAGATGAACCTCGATTTCAGAGAAAGTTTCTATTATTTGAAACAATACGTGAGCGATGATGAATTTAAAATGCCTACGAAGAAATTATTTGGTGGGTTCTTTAATCGACACGTATCTGAACATATTGAACTACCGTTATATCCTGATGATTATATGTCTAAGTATTTTGTGAGTGTGGGAAATGTTCGATTTAAAAAGGATGGAATACCACGATATATTCAGTATCGTTATGACATTCACTATGACGATTTAGAACATAGGATCATCATTCCTTATCATACTGAAAGAGGATTAGTTGGATTTGTAGGGAGGTATAATGGTGATTATGAAAAAGACGAAGTTCCGAAATATTATGCGTATGATCGATTTCAGAAGTCGAATGTCTTATATGGATTATATCAAAATTATAATCTACTGGCTGAACGTCGAATAGCCTTTATATTTGAGGGTGAAAAAAGCGTCATGTTATTATCCGCGTATGGAATTGATTTAGGGGTATCCGTAGGCGGGCATTACATTAGCGATCATCAAGTATCACAATTAAAATATCTAGTCGATACAGTAATTATTTGTTTTGATGAAGATATTGAAGAAGCAACCCTAATTGAACAGGCTAATAAGTTCAAAAAAGGTTTATTCGCTAATACGAAAGTAGGTTATGTTTACGATGAACATAATGAGGTGCTACCTAAAGGTAGTAAATGTTCACCCGTAGACAGAGGTAAAAGTGGTTTTGAAACATTAATTCAAAATCATGTCAAATATATTTAGAATGGAGTAGGAAATTTGAAAGTTATTAATCATGATTTATCAAAAGACTACGAAAATCTATTCATCTATATCCTAGCTGATTTACATTTAGGTGAATCTTTAGTTGATATGCGACGAGTAGATCAATTATTAAATGAAATTAAATCTAATGACAATGCTCGTTTAATCGTAAATGGTGATTTAATTAATAACGGAATTAAAGAATCGGTATCAGACATTTATCATGAAACAATGAAACCATCAGAACAAATTAAAAAGTTAGCTCAGTTATTAGAGCCTATCAAAGATAAGATTTTAGTTATGACTGATGGAAACCATGAAGCTCGTACAAGTAAAAAGGTAGGAATTAATCTCATGGAAACTGTTGCGATTGAACTGTTTGGGCGAGAAAAAGCTGAGGAAATTTATTCAAATGAACCTTACTTACTATTCTTATCATTCGGTCGTAATCGTGGGCGTGATGAACGTCAGACCATTTATAGTATCTATGGTCGTCATGGATCAGGTGGAGGACGTACAGTAGGGGCTAAGTTAAATCATTTAGAGCGTATGTTTGAACAAGTAAATGCTGATGTATTTATCCATTCTCACACTCACGTTCCAGCTGTATTTAAGTTAGGTTCTCATAACGTAGATTACAAAAATCGTAAGGCTACTTATAAGGAGCATTTATTCGTAAATAGTAACGCCTTTTTATTACATGGCGGTTATGGTGAAGCGTTTGGGTATAGACCGACAAATACTACGTTTCCAGTAATCATCTTAAACGGTTATAAACGTCATTCACAATGTCTTTTATAGGGAGCGATTAGATGCAAGAAATTATTATTCTAGCGATAGTTTATTACACTTCAACTCTAATCGTTGAGCAGATGGTTAGATTATTCGGTGAATTTTTAGACCAATCAGACAGTATAGATATAATCAGTTATATTTTTGGTAGTTTTCTATCCTTATTATATACTGGATTAATTTATGTCGGGGGATTGATTATTTTAATCAAAATGATTTCACTTTTAATAGTGAATAATATTTTGTTTTAAGGGGTGATAAGTCATGACGACGTACAGTTATAGTCGATTAACGAGTTATCATCAATGTCAGTATGGATTTTATCTTAATTACATTCGGAAGTTTCCAGCCCAGCAAAATGTATACGGATTGTTGGGTGGGAAAGTTCATGAATTGTTAGAACAATTACAAGTTAATGAAATTACAAACGATCAAGCCATTGAGAAATTCAAGGACGCGTGTGCTGAAATGGAATTAAATGAATTTTATTTTCCATCTGAATCGATTGCACGTAGCTATAAGAAATCAGTGACTCATTACTTAAAACATTTCAAGCCATATGAATGTGAAAGTTGCGAGATTGAAAAAGAGTTCCTATTAGAAATTGAGGGCGTTAAGTTATTAGGTTTTATTGACTTAATTCTCAAACATGATGACGGAACAGTTTCAATTATCGATCATAAAACAAGTAGCAAATATGCAAAAGCTGAAAAGTTGAAAAATGGTCGTCAGTTGGTTATCTATGCGATTGCATTAGGTCAATTAGGTTATCAAGTTCGTGAAGTCGGATGGTCCATGCTTAAATATGCACGCGTCAAGGTTGCTGATGGTCGTTATAAGACAGTCGCTAGGGATAAAATCGCATTAGAGTTCTTTAATCAAATTAGCGCTCAGATGGAATTATTAGATATTCCGACTGAATTTAAAGGTCCAATGTTAGAAGAAGCTAGGGTTTCATGTAGCATTGATAACTTACCCGAAGAAATTCAAGATGTGATTGAAATTAATCCTGTCATTGTCGAATATGAGCTAACTGACGAACTAATTGATGAAGCTAAAGCGTTCATAGTCAATACTGTTCGTGATATTGAAAGTAAAAGTGATGATCCTGATGAATGGGAGCCTGTAAAAATTGATGATCGTTCTTCATTCTTCTGTGGGACGTTATGTAATCAACGACATAATTGTAAGTTCTATCAGGCGTATAAAGATAATTTCCAAAAGAATAGTATCATGGACGAATTAAGAGAAATATTCGGTTAGGAGTTGGGATTGTGCGATTGATTTTCTACGATTTCGAGGTATTTAAGTATGACTGGATGGTAGTTCTAATCGATTATGAAACACGTCAGGAAAAAATTATCGTTAATGATCGTGATGAATTAGTCCGTGTTTATCTGAAAAATAAGGATTCTATTTGGATTGGTTATAATTCAAGGATGTACGATCAATGGATCATGAAAGCTATTTTGTTAGGGATGAATCCATCTAAAGTAAATGATGATTTAATTCTATTTAATATTGCTGGTTATCGTGCTGTACCTAATGCGAATCAAATTCCATTTAACAATTTCGATATTAGTACAGGGTTTCATTCGTTGAAACAACTCGAAGCCTTTATGGGGAATGATGTGAGGGAATCCAGTGTTCCCTTTACATTACAACGTAAGTTAACTGATGATGAAATTCAAGAAACCATTAAATATTGTCGCCATGATGTGCAACAAACAATAGAAGTATTTGAGTATAGAAAAAGTGATTTTGATGCTCAATTAGGATTAATTCAAGCATTCAATTTAGATATGAGTTACTTCAATAAGACGAAAGCTCAATTATCGGCGCATATTTTGGGCGCTTCTAAGGTTGTTCGTGATGATGAATTTGATTTCACATTCGTAGATACATTGAAGTTAACTAAATATAAATACGTGCTTGATTGGTATGCGGATAAAAGTAATCGTAATTATAGCAAGAAACTTAAAACGGACGTATATGGTGTGGACCACGAATTTGCGTGGGGAGGCTTACACGGCGCTCGCAAAAAATATATGACTGACGGTGTGTTAGTTTCCAGCGACGTGTCAAGTTTTTATCCGGCATTAATGATTGAATATAATTTCTTGTCACGTAACGTTGCTGAACCAAGTAAATATCGTCAAATAAGAGATGATCGATTAGTTTTAAAAGCAAATAAAGATCAACGACAATTAGCTTATAAGCTAGTGATTAATGGTGTCTTTGGATGCGGGAAAGATGCTTACAATCCTTTATATGATCCACTCATGTCGAACAATGTTTGTATCAACGGTCAACTATTACTATTAGATTTAATAGAAAAAATAGAACTAACCTTTGGTGAAGATTGTGAATTAATTCAATCAAATACTGACGGGGTTATTTTTAAATTAAAAGATGATTCGTTAATTGATAAATACATTTCAGTATGTAAAGAGTGGGAAATTCGAACTCGAATGGAATTAGAACATGATTTTATTGAGCGCATCATCCAGCGTGACGTGAACTCATATATCGTCATTGGCGCTAACGGTAAAGTTAAATCGAAAGGGCCAGTAGTTAAAAAACTATCGCCTATCGATAATGACTTACCTATTATTAATCAGGCAATTAAAGAGTATTACATCAACGGTATTCCAGTTGAAGAAACGATTAATAACTGTAATGAATTAATCAAATTTCAAAAGATTTATAAAGTGACGAGTGCTTATAAATGTGCGGTTCATAACGGTGAAGAATTACCGAACAAAGTTTATCGTGTATTCGCATCAAAAGATCAGTCAAATAGCGCCATTTATAAATTAAAAATCGGAAAAGATACACCTGATTTATTTGCTGGTAGTCCAAAACACGTTTTTATTAATAACAATAAAATCATCGGTGAGCCTGTACCTGATGAACTTGATCGTCAATGGTATATCGATGAAGCTAAAAAGCGAATTAAAGGGTTTACGGGTGAGATTTTATAAGGAGTGATACAGATGGGAAATAAACCTAAATTAATTATCGTCGAGGGGGCGAATGGCGTTGGGAAGTCTACTGTGAGCGATTATCTACGCGAACAGATGACAAGTACGAACTTACTTAGCTTATCAGGTGTAGCGGATAAAACAATTACAGGATCAACTAAAAGTGAAATCTATCATCATCAAGTGTTAGATATGATCCGTAATACGTCTAAGTGCTCATTAAATTATATTTTATGTCGTTCATTTATGAGCGAGAAGATTTTTAGCAACAACGGAATTAAACCTTATTCATTCCAACGCGAATATGATGTTTTAGTTGAATCGTTACAAAATCTAACTATTCACTATGATGTTTACTTCTTTGTTTTAGTAGCTGATTCAGTAGCTTATGAAGAACGTTTAAAACGCAATAAAGGGGAATATGTGAAATTCTCAGTCGATAACAGCTTACGTCAACAGGAACAATATGTAGCTGAATTAGTGAAGTTACGCGAGAGTGCTCCATCTGTTGAATGTCGATTTGTAAGTACCATGAATCGTACAAGTGAAGAAACAGCTCAATCAATTATGGATTTTATTTACGGATAATTTCACTTTTAAAGGTGAAAACAAAGGGTGGTGTAGGTGGGATTAATATGAACAGGAGGGATTTGTATGATGAAAATTGTGAAAAGAAATGGTGATTTAGTAGATTTCAATTCAAATAAAATCTACAACGCAATCATGGACTCAATGATTAAAGGGAGTTCAATTATTAATAAATCCGTAGCAGAACAAATTACGGATGAAATTACTGAATATTTTAAACATTCAACTGACGTGTGTACTGTCTATAATGTGGAGCAAATGGTTATTGATAAACTTTATGAAAAGTCTGAACCATTAACAGCACGCGCATATGAAAAATACAAAACTATTCAATCTTTTAAACGTGAAAGTAATACCACTGATGAAAGTATCATTTCATTAGTTCGCGGAACAAATGAAGCTGTTATGAGTGAAAATTCAAATAAAAATGCACGAACAGCTTCTACGCAACGTGATCTAATTGCTGGTGAAATTTCAAAAGATATTTCACGACGAAAACTAATTCCAACTCATATCGTTCAAGCACATGACGAGGGGATCATTCACTGGCATGATCTTGATTATACGGTTCAACAAATTCCGAACTGCTGTCTTGTGAATTTAAAAGATATGTTAGATAACGGAACAGTTATTAATGGAAAGTTAGTGGAATCACCTAAATCATTTAAAACAGCATCTACTGTCGCAACTCAGATCATGGCACAAGTAGCGTCAGGTCAATACGGTAAATGATTTGCCGTATTAAAACCCCATTAACCCGTACTCAGGGGTGTGCGATTTAATATCGTGCTAACGGTCAACTAAACGGAAACGTTAAGGTGGTAAGAGAGCCTACGTCCTAAATGGATACGGTAATACCGTGCTAAGTTCTAACTTGATTTTATGAAAAGAGGGGAATTATGAATGAAATTTTATTTGAGGGTGAAGTAGCTAAAAAAACCGTCATCGATGGTTATTATGCTACTATGAGTGGAAAAATTATCAGTGTTAAAGTGCTAGGTCGTAATGGTCTTTTAAACTACTTTGAACCGCGAGAACTAAAATATAAGACAGATAAAGATGGTTATTTAGAAGTTTGTCTTTCAACCATTATCGATGGAAAACATAAACGATTATACCGTCGAGTACATCGGCTAGTTTGGGAAACGTTTAATGGTGTTATTCAGAATAATCTGACTATCGATCATATAAATAGAATTAAAACTGACAACAATTTGTCTAATTTACGTTTATTAACTAGAGAAGAAAACACCAGTATAGCTAAAAAAGGCACTGTTCCGTGGCAAAAAGGTAAGCCGTTCAAACATCGAAATATATACCGTTTATATCAAAATGATGTTTTAGTTGGTGAGTTTGATAAAAAAGAATTAATTAGTACGTTCGAACTAAGTAGATACGATGTAGAACGTTTCAATAAACCAACGATAAATAAAATTAATAAAAATATCAAGTTAGAAAAAGTGTAGAGGACATCGAAAGGGTAATTATATAGCGTTATGTGAGCTATATAATGAGTAACCGAGTAGAGTAGAACGTGAGTTGAGTACACGTTCGAAACATGGGGAGGTAGCTAACAACTACCTAAGATATGTTGCAAAAGAGTAACCAAAACGGAAACGTTTATCTCTTTTGGGACAAACAACAAGTTTATCTCATTTAGCTCCTTATGTGCGAAAAAGTTATCATAAGTACATTGAGGAAGTAAAACGAGAAAGTGAATTAACTGGAATTGATTACACTGAACAGCAAATTAAAGATATTGCATGGTCGCGTACAAGAACTGAGGTTAAAGATGGGGTTCAAACCATTCAATATCAAATTCAAACACTAGCAACTTCAAACGGTCAAAGTCCATTCGTTTCATTATTCATGTACTTAAATGAGGATGAAGAATACATTGAAGAAATGGCGTTAATTGTTGAAGAAGTTTTAAAACAACGTATTCAAGGCGTTAAAAATGAACAAGGAGTATGGATCAGTCCAGCATTTCCTAAATTGTTATACGTTTTAGATGAAAATAACGTGCCAAAAGATTCTAAATATAGATATTTAACTGATTTAGCAATTAAATGTGTAGCTAAACGACTTGTACCTGACTTCATTAGCGCTAAAAAAATGAAAGAACATTATGACGGTGAAGTATTCCCGTGTATGGGATGTAGAAGTTTCTTAGGATTATGGCGAAATGAACAAGGTGAATATCAATGGTATGGTCGTCAAAATTTAGGTGTGGTGACAGTATCTTTACCTGATATCGGTTTAAGTGCTGGTGGCGATATTGATAAGTTTTGGGATATTTTTGAACAACGTTTAGCGTTATGTAAAGAAGCATTATTGCTACGTGTAGATTTACTACGTGGAGCTAGTACACAAATATCACCGATTCACTGGCAACATGGAGCGATTAGTCGTTTAAGTAAAGATGAAACGATTGACTCAGTTATTGATAGTGGGGCGTGTTCAATTAGTTTAGGGTATATCGGTGTATACGACTGTGTAAAAGCCTTAATCGGTGAAAGTCATACATCTGAACGCGGAGAAAAATTAGCGATTGAAATTATGAATTTCATGCGTAACCATGTAGATCAATGGAAGAAAGAAACAGGACTAGGGTTTGGATTGTACGGAAGCCCATCGGAATCGCTTACATATCGTGTAGCAACTAAATTACGTTCTAAATTCGGATTAATTGAGGGGCTTACAGATAAGGATTATGTAACAAATTCGTATCACGTAAACGTGTGTGAAGAAATTGACGCATTTTCTAAGATGGAATTTGAAGCTCAATTCCAAAAAATTTCATCAGGTGGTTGCATCAGCTATATTGAAATTCCACATTGTACTCATAATCATAAAGCATTATCAGCGGTTGTTGATTACATTTATGAGAATATGCAATATTGTGAAATCAACACTAAATCGGATTATTGTCAAGTATGTGCGTTTGATGGTGAATTACAAATTACAGATGAATTAACATGGTTATGCCCTAATTGCGGTAATACAGATATGTCGAAAATGAACGTAGTTCGTCGAACTTGCGGTTATTTAGGAGAGAATTTTTGGAATAAAGGGAGAACTCAGGAAATTAAAGAACGTGTTCTACATTTAGAATAAGGGTGATTCAAATGTTTTATCAAAAAATCAAAACTCATGATATAGGGAATGGCGATGGTGTTCGCCTATCCTTATATGTTAGTGGTTGTCATTTACGATGTGCTGGATGCTTTTCGGAAGAAACTCACTCATTTACATCAGGAACTTTATATACTCAGGAAACTGAGGATTACATTATTGAATGTTTATCTAAACCATATATGAGTGGATTATCGTTATTAGGTGGAAACCCAACCGATAACTTAAATGAAGCGTGGTTACTAAATTTAGTGAAGCGTGTTCGAAAAGAACTTCCTCATTTAACTATTTATTGTTGGAGTGGAAATACTTTTGAACAATTAATCACTGATCCGGTAGCTGTTGAATTTTTAAGTTATATCGATATGTTACGTGATGGTCCATACGTTGCTAGTAAACTGGATTTAAAACAATTTTTACAAGGTTCTACAAATCAAGGGTATGTTGATTGTAAAAAATCACTCGATGCCGGTAAACGAATTAATTATAAATTTGATGAATTATAGAACGGGGGATTTCTATGATTAACGATCAATACTTATTAAGTATTAATGATGTGTTAATTAATTTCATTGAAACGGTTAGAACTAAACTAACTCATGGTGATTATCGTTACGAACGATTAATGAATGAGTTAGAACGTATTCAATCTAATTTAAAAATAATCATATCATCAATAGCTAACAACGATGTAGCTAATATTAGTGATTTTGTTATTGCTGATATGAGATTAAGAATTAAACAATACACTATTGAGTTAAAACGAACTAACAATACACGTTTAAAGTTACAAGATGTAAACATCAACATCGCTAAAGAGTTAACTCAGATCATAACTAGGCTAATTACTTGTCAAAAGGGGAATGACAATGCCTATAAATACTTAATTCACGTCATTGATTACTTTACTATCTTGACTCATTTCGAGGTATAATTATGAAGCGTAAATGGATGCAAGTGTATAGAAAACAATTAGAATTAAAGCAATCTGAGTTAGCTGAATTAGTTGGTGTATCAACTAGAATGATTGAATATATCGAAAGCGGACAGAGAAATCCTAGCAATTTTTTAGCTGAAAAAATTGCTAATACGTTGGGATTCGATGTAGAAATGTTCGATAAAAACTTCGAATGGTAATTAGAAAGGGGAAATAATTCATGAGTAAAAGAACTATTTTTACTCGAAATGAAATAGTAAATTGCGGTGATTATTCTGAAATTATTTTATATAACCGTTACGGAGAAGAAATTAAGCGAACTAAAATCGATAACCATGTAGTGTCAAAAGTAAAAGACATTAAATGGGGTATTGGTAGTGGAGATGTGTCACATAAAGATAGACGTGAAAATTTCAAATTACATCGATTCTTATACAGTGAATTTATTGAAGAAATTCCTAATGGATCAGTGATTGTTCACTTAAACGGCGATAAATTTGATAATCGTTTAAGTAACTTGAAAATAATGACACGTTCTGAAAGTGAGAAAAGAAAAAATCAAATTTATGAACAAGATTATATTCGTGAAGATGGTTGGAAAGACTTAAATTTTAAGGATTTTGGACGTAAATATGAAATTAACGAGTTTGGTGTCATTCGAAATAAATTCACTAAAAAAGTCGTTGAACCACATCTAAATAGATTTGGATATGTTCGGGTTAATTTATATCCGATAGGAAATAGTAGAGTTGGTAAAAAGACGAGTTTCGTACATCGCTTAGTAGCATTAACTTTCATCGAAAACACAAACGAAACTGTATTTACAGACGTTAATCATATCGATGGTAATAAAGAAAATAATCATGTTTCAAATTTAGAGTGGTGGGATCGTACACATAATGTACGTCACTCATTCGAAATCGGACTACATGATGAAGATGTTAAGAATCGACGTGAGAGAATGAGTGGACAAAATCACAAACTAGCGCTGTTTACAAATGAACAAGTTAAAAATATGTTTGTTGATTATTTCGTTCATGGGATGACTACTTCACAATTAGCTGAAAAATATAATACTCATGTCGCTCAGGTCGGTAGAATAATTCGTCAGGAACGTTGGAAAAGCGTCACTGATGATCTAGTAATTAAATACAATATTGATTTGAAAAGGAGAAATTATTAATGAAAAACAATATCGGGCAAATTTATATTATTGGGGATTTATTGAATAAAGGTAGCGTTTTGTTACGCGAAAAAGAAGCTAAAGAGTTACGCGAACGTGGTTTTGAAGTTTATTCAGCTATCGAAGATAAATCAATTAATGACAAATCAGCACATACCGTTGAAAGTAACAATAGATTACATGAACGTATCTACACAAAAGATATGAACGCACTATATAAAAGCAAAACTATCATCGCTACACCTGAAACTTTCGCATTAGGTTCTATTTGCGAGTTAGGTGGGATGGAAGTTTTCAATCATTTACATGATATTTTTTCTAGCATTTTAACTGACGATTTAACGGATACTGAAAAATTAAATAAATTAAATGAATTTTTATCGAATCATCCGAGAAAGAATATTCTAGTTAAGTTAGATGATATTCGAATGACGGATATTCCTGAAGTCGGAATGGCGAGATCAATGTCAGTGAATCAATTTGTAAGGGGTTGTGCCGTGTCAGCTATGAATGGTCGTGGTGCTTGTGCTGTGGATCATGGAAATAAGGATATTATGACATGGGAAGAAGTTCTTACTGAATTAGAAAAATTAAAAGGGGAATAA